CCTTTAGGACCAGCTGGACCTATATCACCCTTTGGTCCTCGTTCACCAGTTTCGCCTTTAGGTCCGATATTGCCTTGTGGTCCTTGTGGACCTACATTACCTTGTAAACCCTGTGGACCATCTACACCTCTAGGACCTTGTGGTCCTGTTGGACCTATTGGACCCTGTGGACCAATATCACCTTTATCACCCTTAACACCAGACATTGTAATGAGGTATTCCATTACGTTGCCATTTTTAACGAATACTTTACCATTATCAGCATCATTAGAGCGTACCATAACTAGGCTATATTCAGAGAATGTAGAAGCGTTGTTATGTACAGAGGCTACAGATGGTTGGATAGAACTGATTTTAAAAGGCTCTCCTCGTTCACCTCTTGGACCTTGTAAACCAGTAGGACCGATTGGACCAATAGGACCTATTTCCCCTTGAATACCACGAGGACCTTGAGGACCTGCTTCGCCACGTACACCTTGAATACCTTGTAAACCTTGAGGACCTACAGGACCAATGTTACCTTGTTCTCCTTTAGGACCAATAGGACCACGCTCACCTGCATCACCTTTTGGTCCATCTACACCTCTAGGACCTTGTGGACCCATAGGACCGACATTACCATCTGCACCTTTAGGACCTGCTTGACCGTCATTACCTTTAGGACCTACTGGACCTTGTGGACCAATACTACCAGCAGGACCTTGTTCGCCAGTTTCACCTTTGTCCCCTTTAGGTCCTTTAAGTCTTTCTAATTGTTCAGGTGTAAAGTCTTCAAACTTAAAATCTTTACCGTTTTTGCCATCTTTCCCATCACGATTGTGGTTAATCGTAATATTAGGAGTAGAGGCTTGTATAATTTTAATAATTTTATCAGCCATATATACCTCCTAGTGGAAAGAAATGCCTGGGCTTACAATAAACTTACCTTGTATGATACGCTCTTTTCTCTCATTTACATTAGTTTGCTGAACATCGTAATAGTAAGAGTTCGTTTCACCATAGTAGTCGCCATCGGTATCAATATTACCAGTAACTTCAGAAGAGAAATTAATATTTAATACACCGTTAGGTGCATCAGCAATTACACATTCTGCTTCTGCAATGACTTCTTGGCTCTCTGCTGTTTCTCTTACTTTGCAAGCAAATGTATAACCAGTAATGTCAATCGGTGCATTCTTGCCATCACTTACAATCATTTGCAAAGAATAGTCGTCGCCTTGATTAACAGTAATATCATATACTGGTACAGTAGATTTAAACTTTGCCATTATTCAGCTCCTTTCCTTTCTTCATAAGTGCCAATACCTGAATTGTATTTAGAGTTGATTAATTTATTAGCAACTTGTGTCATAGGACCACCACCTGCCGCCATAGTAGCAAGTGTTTCGTAATGGTCCCATCTAGCGTCAAAGAATACTAAGTAAATTGTAACACCAATAAATAACAATACAAACAAGACAGAAATTGTACGAGTGAGGGATAACCCCCCATTCTCATACATTAACATTTCAATAACACGTTTCAAGATTTTATCACCTCTTTAGTGTCTTTGATAAATTGACGCAATACCTTAAACCATTTAAAGGCTTCTGCGTCTAACTCATTTAATTTTTCGATAATAGATACAATCTCACATAACATCGGTGCTAACATAAATAGCATCGAGAGTAATGCATCTATTCTAAACCCCATAACAGGCACGTCAGGTAATGACCATGCTGTAGCTGCTAGAGTGAAGAAAATAGGATATTCAAAAGACACCTTAGAGAATAAAGACTTACGGAATGCTTTACTTACTAAAAATCTTTTTGTTTTCCCATTCGAGAGAGTAACAGTTCCCCAGCCAAGGAATAATGCTTTGAACATATTCCATGCGGTACATTCTTTACCAATTGCTTTGTTGTATTCAACAAGTTCAATTACAAACCGTAATAGAATATCTATTAATAATAGAATTGTTACGGCTAAAATACAGAAAATAATATCATAGACAGCATTATCTGGTGCACTATGATATAAATAGGAAAGAATGCTATCCCTTGGTGGTGGCAGCATTATTTCAATCATTAAACCTCCTTACCAAAAAGCAATTATAAGAACATCGGCTTCTCCATACTTACCATAATCTCCGTCATTGATAAAATAGAAGAAATATCCCTCACGTGTGACACCACACCCTTTGAATGTTTGCATTTGGTCTTGCATTCTTTCGATAATAAAAGGTTGAGGGAACGGAGCAGGATTTTCCAGAAAAAATACACGACCATTTAAAGGCTCTCCATGTAACCAATGACCAGACTCTAAATCTTTCATTTTATTGCCACTTGGTCTTTCATTCCAGTATGTAGAGTATTTATTATTGAAGTCATGAATTCTATCTATATTTTCATCGCTAAAATATCTACCACCTTGCTCATAAACTTTTTCTGGTTTCATCTTATGGTTAGTCACATAAATTAAACAACGGTCATAGTTGTACCCTTTTGGTAGTTCAATCTTTTCACCGCTTCTAACGTGTTTGTTTATAAAGATTGTATTCTTTAATTGTTCACCTTCAGAGTATACACTGCTAGCATCGATACGAGAACCAGTAATATTAGCACCCCTAATATCGCCATTACTTGATACTGAGAACGAACCAGTAGTATTTCTAATAGTTGAACCAACAATAGTACCGCCAGTTATTGTCCCCCCAGTTAAGTCACCGACATTAGCGGTAATAGACGATAATTTGTCTACATTCATTTTAGTAGCATCGACTGCTCCTGCTTTAATCTTATTGGCATCAATAGCACCTGCTTGGATTTTATCACCGCTGATACTATTACCTGCAATCTTATCACCAGTTATAGCCCCTGCTACAACTTTATCACCTGTAACAGAGCCAGTTTTAATTTTATCAGCCGTTACTGCATCAGTTGCAATTTGAGTAGCTGTCACAGAGCCCGCCTTGATTTTATCTGATGTTACCGCATTAGCCGCAATCTTATCGCCAGTGATGGCATTGGCTACTAGCTTACCAGTAGTAATAGTATCATCTGCAATCTTAGTGCCAACAATAGCTTTATCACCAATATGCTTAGCAACGATTACACCATTATCAAATACAGTTTGACCAGTAATATGAATATACTTACCAGAGATACTCACTGTATCTGGCGCTAGATTAATACGAGACACAATCTCTTGACCAGTTAGTTTGTCAACGCCTGCTTTAACTTTGACTTCAATACTATTAGCAACTTGTGTAATGCTAGTTTGTAAGTTGTTAAAGTTATTCGATACTGTAGAGTTGATTGCCTTTGCAGTCGCTGTCAATCTACTTTCAGCAGTATCTTTAGCGTCTTTAACCTTAGCATCAATGACACCATTCATAGAAGTTAGTGATGTTTGTAATCCACCAATCTTCTTATCAATCTCTTTACGAGCATTATTGATATCTGTAATACCTTGATTGATAGCGTTGATACCTAGCTTTTCTTTATTAAGCATTTCAACTGGTATTTCTTCAACAGTACTAATTGTTACTGGGTCAGATATCTCGCCATTACCAAAGATATCAGTGTAACAAACCTTAACAGTGTAACTGCCAGTAGAGCAGAGGTAATTAAGACTGTTGTCCACCACAAAGTTTTCTTCATTATTAACATAAACAATAGCTCCTGTGCAGTCTTCTGGTATATTAGCAAATGTGATATTCAATCCTTCTATAACAGGTTTTACAACAAGATGTGTTGGTTTAGCAGGCACTGGCTTTGAATACTCTATAGTCGCAGGTGCTGAATATGCATTACCAACACCTTTATTATAAAGATAACCTTTACCAATACGTGAGTATGGTTTAACAGTAGAGTGCCAGTCGGTAGTCAAATCCAATCTGTTGTGTAATTCACCAACATGTTCATCTAAACGTAACTCAGTCCATTGATATTCATTCTGTGGGTATTGTTTCCAAGACCAATATACTCCACGCTTGTCGAATACAACCGTAGCTTCATATGGTGGTCTAGGAGCATGTGTTTCCTCAGATACATAATATAATGCAACAGGAGCTTTATGAGCTTCTGATAATGCATTCCTAACGTCTTTACCTCTGACTCTAATCCAATACTTTTGACCAACTTCTACGCTATCAATCGTAAACGTATTAGTTTTTGCAGTATCATAATGTCTAATAACATCTTTATTGTCGAAGTTAGAAATACCATCTGCAAAATCTCCAACTTTAATATCGATACTAGCACCGTTGTATTGTTTAATGTCTGAGGAGTCCCATTTAAGAATTAAAGATACGTTACCATTAACAGATTTCTCTTCAACAGTAATACTTTTAATTTGCTCTTTAATAGTATCTGGGTTATCTGCTAATGTGTTAAAGATTTTCTGAACCTTAGCAAGTTCTCCATTAACACCATCAGCGATTTCTTTGAGGTAGTTTTTAAGTAAGGATATAAACTTACGACCATCGCCTTGTATAGAAGGAGGTAATTGATTAACACCGTTCTCAGACATAAATACCTCCTACAATAAACCTACAATAGCCTCTACCATGTCTTGCTCAACGTCCATATTAAAACCGTGGTTAGACATAGCTAAAATAATAACAAGTTGACCAATCAAATTGTTAAATGCATTGTTTGTGAATGGTAAGCTGTCAGTTACAGCTGTTAGTTGTGGCGGTCGTTTATAGTAACGAACCTTTAATGGTCGTTTACCATATACGATTGCTTTAGGTGGCTGAATGAGTACAGGAGCTTGATTTGTGGCTCTATCCCAATCTACTGGAAGAATATTTTCCTCAGCAGTAAATTCAGCGTCGCCTACCACTTCATAATAACCATTCTTAATTAAAACGTGCCACATGAAATTTATTGCGTCATTCATGTAAGCAATAAGTTCTTTATCTTCATAACCACTTTGAAGGTTATCGCTTAAACGGTCTCGAAGAGCCGCCTTATCCATTAGCTCTTGAACCGTCATCTTCCTTTACCTCCCCAGTAATAGACTTGATATCGTAAACAGTATATGTAACTAATTGACGTTGCTGTAATACTTTATCAAATGGGATTGTATCTGTGAGTTTAGAAACGTGAGGTCTACTTGCAAAATAACGCACTGGCATTGTACCCTCATAATTAGGGTCCATATGCTGAATCTTCATACCATCTGCTTCTTGGATAAAGATGATAGGGAATTGACCACACAAACCAATAAAATCATCTGGGCGTGTAGCTTTTGCATTATTAGTAATCACAACTTCTTTTACAAGTTCTGGATTACCGTCTTGAGATAATTCCTCACTAAGTCGGTCGATAGCCACGTTTAAACTCATAATTAATTCTTCATCAGATAGTGATAGCTTTTGCATATCGCCTAAACGCTGACGAACTAGAATCAATAAATCATTAGCTGTCATTTTACCTCCTATACGAAGAATGGCATTGGTCTATCAATAGGTCCGCTAGACTCACCTGCCACTAATTTTTGTACTTCCGCAGAAATTAAGCCTGCTACAGTATCAGAACCAAAGTTACCATTAAGTAAACCTAATGAGTATCGAGAAAACATGTCAAATAAAACATAAGGTAAATCAATTTCATCTTCTATGGTCTCGATTGGCTCTAAGATATATAGGTATGTCATGTTAGTTTCTTTATCGATTTTGACAGAATCTTTAGTAAATTTATATTTACCGTCATACTCTTCAAATTCTTTAAAGCCACCAAAATCATCTGGAAGTTTTGCTTTGCCGTTCTTAGGCTTAATCTTAGCTTCTTTGGCAATCCAATATGATTTTGCATTAATTAATGCTAGGTTCACATACCGTAAAACTATATTTAGGGCATCAATAATTTCTGGGTCACTATGCTTTCTATTAGCATTTTCTCCTAGTCCGTAGAGGACTGACGTTACGACGTCCCTTACTTCAATCATACGTACCTCTTAGTATTACCAGTAGTAGTGCGGAATTCTGGATTTTTCATAATCCATTTACGAATCCACATTTCATATTCCTGTTTATCAATCCCTTGACACTTTTGTGCCATGATTAATTCGAAGTCACTAAAGAAGCGGTGACGAGGAATACGTGCAATGACTTTACCTTGTCCATTACCCATATCGCCTTCAAGACCACTATTACGTTCTTCTCGTGCCTGTTCTAGTACTTCAGTCTCATCAAAGGTGTGCTCAATAGACCAAGTGTCCTTATCTACTGTAACTTTTGAACTAATTAACATAAAACACCTTTCTATACAAACAAAAATAAGGGGGTAGAATTAACTACCCCCAAATGGTTTATTTTGTGATGCCGTACAAACGAGCGTTGGCAATCGGTGCAGTACATTCGAGAGTAGCTGTACCTGTGATTACGGATTCTTTGTAAGTACCTTTACGTTCCAAATCTTCGTTATGGAATGGAATAAGGTAACCAAGTTTCCAGTATTGCAATTCAAGCAAATCAACAACATCGTTTTCGTACATACGATGAGCAACTAACTCAACAACGCCGAAGTCAGTTTCGATAACGTCAACTACTTGAGTTAATTTCTTAGCTTCCATAGCTACGTTACGTTGAGAGTTCGCTGTGAATGTAGACGCTTTACGTTTATTTTTACCAGACATAACAGCGATATCAATGTTACCGCCACGACCCCATACAGCTTGCATAGCATCGTTTAATGCTTCCATGTTGAAGTCACCAGCAGAAGCTAGTTTACCAGCATCAATAGCATTGCAGTAAGTCAATTCCATTTTACCAGCAGCAACTGCAGCTGTAGGTTTCACTGGAGTACCAGGAGTTGCAGCAGAGTCTTCTGCTGTCAAATGCAATGTGAAAGTATTAGCGTCGATAGGTTTTACAAAGTATTGAGTGTTAGGTTTGAAGTTAGCGTCAAGTGCAGTAGTACCTTTACCACGTACAATTACTTTATCACCAGTAACAAAACGGTGAGAGTTCAAAGTAACTACGCCAGTAGCTGCTACTGTTACTTCAGAGAAGTTATCCAAGAAGTAAGGAATACCACCAAAGCGACCAGGTGTTACTTCGTCGAATGGAGTTTTTACTTTGTTAGAAACAATAGCGTATTCCAAGTCACGACCAATTTCTTTAGACGCTTTAAGCATTTGATAAGATTTTTCATCACGCACACCGTATTTTTTGATAGCTTGAGTGATATCAGATACTGTGTAACCGTGTTCGAATTGTTGAGTGAAGTTAGATTCACGTCTACGTGGAGTAGCTTGACGAGTATTGAAGTCATGTACTTCAAGTGTAGCGTTATCCATCGCAGGACGCAAGCTATCGCATAACCATGCGTGCTCTGTACTTGTTACGGTAAGTTTACCGAATCGAGATGTTAAAAGAGTTTGGTCAGGGTCAATATTAGTAATGAAGTCATTCATGTCTTCTATTTTGCCGACCACGTTATAAGACTTTACAGCCATTTCCTTAGCCAATTAAATAGTCCTCCTATTTAGAAAAATAACCTAATTGTGCAATAAGTTGTGCCTGTTCATCGTTTGATAATCGACTTAATTTAGAATAATCGATTTGAGTTGTAGGGTTACCTGGCGGTTGTGTTGAAGCACCAGCACTCTCTACGAAAGGTGGTTTAACAACAGGTCGCTGAGGTACCGCTGCATTTTTACGTTGAATAGAAGGCATGTTATTTGCACCGTAGTATTCATTACGAACTGCACTCATATAAGCATCAACAGTAGCAGTATCGTAATTGTCCATAGCTTGTTTGATTTGCACTGCTTGTGCATATGGTAAGTTATTTAGTTTTTCCAACGCCAACTGATTAATTTCTTGGAAGTGAGGGTCTTGGAAATACTTACCCATAGTCTGATTGAAATTATCAACCACACGAGCTCTTTCCGCTTCTGCTTGGCGGGCAGAGAAGATTTCTGCCTTTACGTTAGCAATACTATCAGCATAAGCTGCTTGATGTAAAGGGTTGTACTCATCGAAGTCCTCACCTAGTGCATTTTGCACTTCTTTGCGTGCGTAAGCATCTAATTGAGTGTAATAATCTCGTTGAGTAATTTGTGGTTGTTCTGGAACAGTTTGTTGATTTTGAGGTGCTACTTGTTGCGGTTGTACTTGAGGTGCTTGGTTATACTGTAAACTACGTCGTTCTTCCGCAAGAGCTTGAGTTTTACGAGTGTAATCTTGGTTCCTCATGTATCCATGTAACAACTCATCGAGTGTAACTTCTTGTTCCTGACCGTTTACTTTGACAATAAATGTTTCTGGTTCTTCTGGTTGTCCTGGTTGGTCAGCTTCACCACTAGGGTCCTCGTCACCTTCTACTTCATCATCAGAGCCAAACGCTCCTTCATTGAAAAATACTGGGTTGCCGTCTTCGTCAATTCCAAAATCTGGAACATCGTCGTCAACTACGGAGTCCACATCGGGTTGCTCCATACCAGTATCTGTTGCACCATCTGCAACACCGTCTGCAAATGTTTGCAAGTCAAATTTGAACTTCAATTCGTCCATGTGTTTTCCTCCTCACTCCCCTTAGGGTTGGTGAATGTCAATTAATAAAAGTTATTTCGACCAGCGTTCCAGTTCCAGCCAGCTTGTTTTCCTTTTTTGAAATCAGCCATGCTGTCACTATCTAATTGGTCAAAACCTACACCGTATGTAGGTTGTGGAGCAGGGGCAGGCGTACTAGAAGCTGGTTCTTCATAGTAAGTTGGCTCACTATAGCTATATGATGCTTGACGCTCATATGCTTCTTGAGCCGCTTTAGCTAAGGCTTCTTGGCGCAAACGCTCCTGTTCTTTCAAATACTCCGCATAAGGCGCTCGAATTGCTCCTTGGTCCACCAATTTTAATATCTCTTGTGGTTCGAACTCTGTACGAGCTTTCATAGAGGCGATATCATCATCACCCCAACCTAAACCTTTGAGAGCATCGTCTTTCGCCCATTCATAACCCATGCCTTCAGCAAATGGGTTTTGGCGACGCCATGTTTGTTCTTTTGGGATAGATGCCATACGTTCTTCAGCAATTTGACCCATTGTCTTAGGCGTAAATTTGCCTTCAGCACTATCACGATAAGACTGCTCCATAGATTTACCTTGTCGCAAGATTTCTGCAATCTTAGAAGCAAAGTCTGAGCTCAATCCTGGGTGGGATTGTTGATACGCACGAGTATCTGCTTCGTCAGCACGAGCCTGTGCCTGCTCTTTTGTTTCAAATTTTGGAGACATATTCACAGATGTATAGTCTTGACTTGGAGCAAATTTACCTTGCTCTGGCATTTTATACTCTGTATTAGCCTCCATGCGAGCCTTTGCTTGATTCATTGGCTCACGGCTTGCCATGTAACCCTGATAATTAACAGGGGCTTCTTGAACCCCTGCCTTTTTCGCAAGTTCCATAGCAATAGGTGATGGAGCAGAACCGCTCCAATTTGCAAACTTAATGTCCATCAAATCTCCTATTCTGGGTAATACCCACGCTGCTTATTAAATTCCTCTCTTTCGAGAGCTTCTCGAAGTTCAGCACCAGCTAGTTTACCACTAACCACGTGTTGTTCAAGAAATCCTTTAAAATCCTCCGATACCACTAGAAGGTTCCGAAGGTCCCTGAGACGGTCCTCGCTGCACGTTTTGAGGTTGTTGATTATCCACTCGTGATAAGCCTCCAACCAATCCTCCAGATAGGTTAGCACCGCCGAAGCCTGCTCCCCCATACTGACCTCCAACATTTTGTTGTTCATTTGTTCCTGGTTCATTTCCTGCTCCTTGGAATAATACCTGTAATTCAGGTGGTAACATATTTAAATATTGTGGCGGTAAGATACCGAATTGGGCATAATACTGTAATGCGTCAGGTGGTAATTGAGATAATACCTGTTGTTTCAACTGCATTTCCATCATCATACGTTGTTGAGTAACAGCTGGGTCAGTGATATAATCACCATAGTTTTTAAAACCAATGCTTTCAATCCATTTTTTGAATAAGTTGTAGATATTCTCTGGAGTAGAAACCATATAGCCACCAGCGTTAGCTTGCATAATAGCAGTCAACAATGTTTGAGTAGCCATGATAGTAGACTCTTTAGTAGCGATACTAATACCAGCGTTAACAATTAAGTCAAAGCTACCATCTAAGTCTTCTGGCGTAATTCTCATTTCTTTATTAGTTAAACGAATAACTGTAGCTTGGTCAATGAATTTTTGGTTTAGGCTAACCATGAATCGGAATAATTCATAAAGGCCAGTTTCTGCAAACATACGTGCTACTAATTCAAGACGTTGAGAACTTTGCCCTAAGATAGCACTAATACCAGTGGCTGTATTGTGTGTCACGGTATAGGTGTATTCAATACAGAATTGTCCATCTTCTGCATCTACAGTTAAACAACGCATTGGAATAGGTTCAATCTCAGTAATAGATTTGATTTTTACCTTATCTGTCATACGAGTTTGACGTTTCCATTTGTTTGCTTTTTTAGCTAGTTTGAACGGATTATCTAACGCAGAAATACCAATATTGTAATATTTAGTATTAGGTTTAGCAAGTTTTCCGGGATTTGTTTCTGTAACTGTTACGTCCCAACCAAGTGATTTCGCTAATCTAACTACATCATCACATAATTGACCTTCTTTTTGAGTAAAGATACAGAACCCACCACTATGATGACAGCCATCAGTGTCCATCAAACCTCTTAATAGCTCAAGACGTTGTTCGTAACTAGCTTCAAAATACATTTCGGGGATATGCTTTACACCAGTATTCGCATATCGAGTTTTACGAATACCAAGCTCAATACAAATATCTGTCAAATTAGTATCTTTAATGCGATATGTTAGAGCCTTACCAGAGTTTTGGTGTTTAGTTTGTTCAATATAGCCACCATGAGATATAGCCCAATTATTCACATAATAAAGAACTTCTTTATCTTCTGTAGTCAATACATTTTGCCAACTACCACCATCGCCTAGCCATAAGCCTAAGAAGTATGGGTCTAAAGGTAATTCTTTATGAATACCCGCTAAAGGTTTATTTACACGGTCAATATACATAGGTTGTTTATATTTTGACATATAATCAAAGATATAATCAGTATCAACTGTTTTACGAACACCACGTTGGTTTCTAATAGTCCATAAATGTTCGCCACCAGCACGGATAACTTCGCCATTAGAGAACTCAATAGAGTATGCCTTTTTAGGAAGTTGAATTTCGTGTGCTTTAACAACAGTGGTTGGTTGACCATTTTGACCTACAAGAATATCACCGTCTACAATGTCTTTTAATTCTTTGAATTTACCATTAGCTAGAGGTATCATATGGTGAATATCACACATTTTATTTAAGCTGTTAGCATCTAAGCCCTGGTTATAACGAGTAATACCAGTACGGTTTTCTTTTTGTCCTTCAACCCACTCTAAGAACGTGAATGTTTGAGGGGATAAAGGAGTAACTGGCATTGGCATAGCTACTTCATGTAAAGAGTGACCAGCTTTCATACGCACTACTTTACGACCTTGTACAAAGTCGTCGATGTTAATAGCTGTTTCGTCAAGTAACATCTTAGGGTCATTAGTTAACGCCACGTTCTGCATGATTTGACGTGTCAACGCTACTTTAAGGTCCTGTAATTCGCCGATGAGTTCAGCATAAGAACGCTTAACCCAAATACGATGTGGGTCTTTTGTAGGTGAAATAGCAAAGAATGGGTGTCTACCCATGTAGTTTTGTTCCATACGAATGATAGTATCGCCGCAAATAGTGATAATCATGTCCTCTAAAATACCATCGCCATTGATATCAATCTTAGTATAGCACTCGTAGATAACAACTTCTTGACGAGCTTTTTGCTCTTCTTGAGTAATATCTACATAGTTGTCACCAACTACCTCGTCGATTGGGTCATATGAAGAACCTTTAAACTTATCGACCTTAATATCGTCGATATTAGCGTATACACCTTGAGCTTCACGCTCACGCAAGTAACTCATTGTTACTGTGCGTTTATGTGCTACGAAATTAGCTTCATCTAAACTCTTAGCATCTGGAGAGTAGATGAATTCACTAATTAAGATATTCTCAATCTTAGGTGCATTCTTTACATAATACGGTGATTGATACGTAACATCAAAGTCTCCGTAAATATCAGGACCTTGGATATCCGTTACCTCAACACCAGTTTGAATAAGAGCTTGGAGAGCTTCATTATTTAGCTTAGCTTGCTCTGTAGTATATCCCTCTGTACGTTCCCAGTAACATTTAATAATACCAAGACCAGTAATTAAAGAGTCTTTAATCCAATTATATAAAATAGGGAAAAACTTATTTTGTCGCTGTAACTGATATACAAGAAGCTCTTGCATTGTTTCAGCTTTATTATCATCTTCTTCAGTAACACCAGCGATAGTGATTACTTCGTCTGAACCAGTGAATACCTTCATTAGAGATGGCAACGCCCATTCAATGGTATCAGCAACATCTGTAGACACTAGGTCAGAAGTTTTAGACAGGATAGGAAACTTATTACGGTAATATTCTTTATCAGCATAGTAAATCTCGTACCGCTCTTTTACGACTGGTTCGATTTTACTAGCACTATAGGCTTCGGCACGTTTAATATCATTTTGAACATACCTAACTACCGTCTGATTCAAGTCCTGTAATACAGACTCGTTGTCCATTTAGCCTCCTTATAAAATACAGATAATATTAGAGTGTTTCATTAAAAGGTATTTTTGCCCCTCGATAACAATAGGTTCAGTGTATGGACCAAATTGGACGATATCACCTTCTTGGACCTCATTATGAATCCATTTACCAGATTCAAACTTACCTTCACCACTAGCAAATACTTTACCAATAGCTTGAGCTTTTGGTGCAGGGCCCAAAATAATACCGCTTTCAGTTGTTTCTTCTTTAACCTCTGGGATTACCAATACGTTATCATGTAATAATTTCATTACATCGCACCTCCTAATGGAATGTCAGCAGTACTTACTGAACTAAAGTTGCCTACTGGTGGTAAGGCAATTTGTGAAATATAAGCCAGGGCGTCTATTAAGTCGTCATGTAGACCTTTAGGGAATGATTGTAACTCACTCTCAAGCTCTGTGAGGAACTTAGCCCCCATAGGGAACCACACACTACCACTCTTAAAGCGTGGCTGCAAAGTAGCAATACGTAATTCCTTTCTACTAGAAGCCTCTAGGTCTTTAACAGTAAACCAAATATTACGCTTAGGCATTTCTTTCTCTAGGTAATGTTTAACAGAAGCCTGATAGGCTACCTTTTCTACACCAACATATAAAGGCTTATACTTTTGGACTGCTCTAAAGATGGCATCAATAGTTTGAGAAGGGTCATACCTATCAAAATCAATATCGAGGATAAACCATTTATTATCTGGGTTAACAGCTACTGTACAAACTACCGTGTAGTCAGCACTCTCTTTTTGAGAGATAGCTAAATCCACCGTAGTATAAATAGAGCAATCTTCTAGTTTAAGCTCATTAGGGGCATAATACATAAAGTATTCTTTCTTAAAGGTTTGCCGTTCTGGGGAAATAGCAATGCACATCTTCTCTCTTTCCCAGATGTCAAGTTTACCTAAAGCCCTCCAAGCCTCTTTCTCTTCGAGAATTTCCTCTACAGGAAATCTTTCTGCCCAGTTAGACTCTCCATTTTCATTCATTACTGGAATACGCAAAGCATTAAACTTTAATAAGTCTTTATTATTAATAACCTGCTCAATAAGACATTTCTCACCGAGGTTATTACCAATCATAAAGATACGAGTTCTCTTACCTAAGAAGTAAGCATCGGATAAAAACCAATCATAATCATTAGTTTGGATAGTATCAGACAAGCTATCTTCTACGTCTTGAGGGTCATCGATGATAATAATATCAGGACGTTTATCCCCCCATAACAAACCACGGATAGAAGAACCTTTACCATACGCTTCCATACGTACACGTATCTCTTCACCATTCTCATCTGTAACTACACACTCAAAAGCCTTATCTGATTGCTGTTTAACCTTAACCAAATTAAGACTAAGGAACTCATTTGATACGTAAGTATCAGCAATTTCTTTTAGTTGCTTACTAGCTTTAGTCTGGTTAGCCATGATAAATACAATATAGTTAGCTTTCTTAGTAGGGTAAGTTAATCTATACAGTGGGAATGCACGTAATACAAATGTAGATTTCGCACTTTCACGGAAACCTTCAACGGCAAAGTGTTTATCACCATTTAAAAGAATATCACTCCACAAATAATGGAACCAAGCTGGCTCTACTTCATCTTCTATCGGTAGAAACAGCCTATTAAAGGTAACAATATTCTCTTTACCACGTCTAAACGCTTCTGCAATCTTAGCATCTGCTTCTTTATAGATATTAACCACTCCTTCCTTCTTAAAATAACCTATAATCTCCGTATTTGTATTCTTGATTAATCCCATCAACAGCAAAAACCGTATAACTACTAAATTTTTAAAAAATTTTTGTGTATATAGCTATAAAAAATAAGGGGTACCCTTAAAAAGAACCCCCACCCTAGTTATAAATCTGGGAAAAGGTAGGTGAATGTATGTAGGGAGAAGGTAAAAAGTGGGAATGATTGTGGGAAGAAGTTATAAATCTGGGAAAAGGGTCTCTAAAACTGCCTGCCGACCTGCCACTACCCCTAATGCGAAGCCCCACCCTCACCCTGTGAGAGTGATTATCATTCTCAATACGTAGGAATACCCTATTAAATACCTATAACTATATAAGAGATAAAGCAATAGTGGGAATATAGTTCTATTATTCCATGCTTAACAGCCCACAAACCCAGTAAATAAGCGGATTTCTACAATTTTAGGTAGTGTGGTTTAGTGTAGTCAAGGCAAGCGACCACCGCTCAGGTGGTTAGCTAGTCAAGGTCTTTGAAAACTGAATAGCGATGTGGTTACTTTCAATAGTTCCGCTTAACCCTTAAAAATTAATCAATCTTTAATTAATAAAGGTCAAGCCTATTAAGGCTTGATATGGTGAATATCATGACTGTAAAACGTACTATTGAAACAAACAAAACTGCTAAAACTACAGTTAAAAAATCCACTACAAAACGTGTAGTATCTAATATCAATTCTTTCGAGTTAGATGAAAAGAAAATGATATTGACTATCACAATTCCTGTAGAATGGAATAAAACCCAAACTGGTTTAAAAGCCAAAAATTTGGTTGATGTTCCTGGCAAGGAATACAAAAAAATGTCAGCAGTTGACAAACAAGGTAATGAGATTTATATCTTTAAAACTACATTTGGTTATGAGCCTGTAGTGAAAGAGACTAAAATTTCTAAGGATAGCCTTGATACATCTAAACTCAGTGATGAGGAACAAGAAGTATTGTCACTCCTACTCAAAAAGATGTCTAAATAACAGATAAAATCTAGGTTAGGCGGTACTATTGAGGGTAACCACAGTATACTGTTTACCAAAAATACAATGTTATGTAAATAGCATAGGTTTTGAATTAAAAACCCGTGTTTTTTGACAATGTGTTATGTAAATAGTATACCTTCGTGAATTCTCATAAGTTATTTTCTAAATAGGAGGACTCAAAATGAGAGTATTTATTAACTACGCACTTATGGAAGAATTGCAACAAGCCAAAAAACGTCAACTAATTGAGAGCGTATCTCAATTAATGGACTTGGGGATGGACCACAAACAGGCTTTAAACCTAGTAATCCCAATGTCTCAAGACCTAAACGATAACTGGGACGAGCTACGTGGCTACTGTTTTGAGCGGCAATCTGGCTCTTTCAACGATACTTGTAAATTGCCTAGTTTCGACTGGTGTAGAATTCTTTAGGTGGCTTAATCCTGTAGGGTTCCATAACTGGACGCAAGAGGAATACAGTCAGCACCTGGACTATTTAGATAGCCTTATATGGGACGTTTAACGTCCCTCTTTTTTTTTACATTTTTAGAGAACATATGTTCTACTATTCATACGTATTGATTATCATTATCATTTACATAACCACTCTTTTTTTGATAACAGGTTGAGAATGATACTCAATGAGAATACCTATAAATACATACATCATATTATTTATTAGTAAACATAATGATAAACATTATCATCTATTATTTTTCAATTTCTTATACTACTATCTCTTATACTGTTATTTACTACTCTATTATAGAATGAGATACAGGAATTTATTTTTTTATTCCCCGTTTTTAGCCTGTAAAATTCATTTATTTGAGTTATACGGGCTTTTTATATTGTCTTAGGTATGATAACCCTTGAAAAACGTAAAAAAGGCTTATAGGTACCAAATTTTTGATTTTAGGGCTATTCTTTGTGTTTAGTTATACGTTGTAATTCATTTATTTGAGTTATAAGGCTTATTATACCCTTATAGGGTATCTTATACTTTGTATAAGAGTTTTTTCTATTACTGGTATTATGTATTAGTTGATAGGAATTTTATTTTTTTATTCCCAGTTTTTGGATTTTTATCATCGTGTACACACGACCTAACGGATAATGAGAATTGGTGAGAATAGATTGGTGTGTTCCATGCAGGAGGCTCCACGAAGCCAGCAAACAAGCGGAATTTGACAAAATCGTGTTTGTGTGGTACAATGGTCTCAGCCGTTGAGGAACGAACCTCACGGAGTACCTACTCACCTAGTACTGAGTGATAGGTACATCAGTATTTATTGAAAGGAGTACATCATGGAATTTCATGTTGTGCAAACTATTGGTCACATTGTGGCTTGGAGTATTCTTATTGTTGGTTATATCTTAATGGGTATGCTTGCGTATTATACTATCAAGCGTGCTTGGAAAGGAGAGTAATTATGTATTGCCTACTTAAATCTCAATTAGACGGAAAACCATTTTTAGTAACCTCCGTTGATAATGAAAGTGACGTTGAACGTATTGAGGGATATGTGCGTGATATGTGGTTATCTGCTGAGTTATTTTTAGAAATGCCAAGCAATATTCCAACTGTTTGGTCTTACGAAGATATTAAAAGACATCAAAAATAAAGGAGCTTAGTTATGGAACACAAACAACAACGAGTAGCAGAAATTTTAGTAAGTTCTAGTTTTGGCTATTTCCATCAAGACAAATATATAGCAGAGCTATATAAGGCATTATTGCCAGATGATTTAATGCCAGAATTGGTGGAACGAATTGGCTTATTTACATGGGCTGTATTAAATTTAGAAGCATATTCTGGCTCCTCTATCGATTTTTTGCCAGAAGACTTTACTAAAATAATTAATGGAGATTACTCCTCCAAAGCATATAAAGAGCGTTGGAGAGATATTGAGAGTAGATATCGGTGTAAAGACTGGTATTTGGGTATGATTGCACAAGTAGAGGCTGAGGAAGCCTTAAAAGGTCGTAGTGAGATATAGGAGTTTTATATGAAATACGGTATCAGATAATATATTTCAATTCCATGTTTTTAATTTTATAATAAAGGAGAATATATCATGGAAAAATTGTATGTAATCGACGGAAAATTGATGGAGCTTGAAGCTCTTGCTACTAACATGGCTTCTGGTAAAGATTTTTACTTCCTCAGAAACGTAAATAATAGTGCAGATATTAAGCATATCCCAGTAGAGGAATTGCCAGAGCCTTATGTAAAAAATGAGGTAACAATCCCTCAAGGTGTGCTCTATTTTAGTAACTGGTGTGAGCGTTTAAGCCACGAAGAAACGACTGTAGATACAGGCTTAGATGCCGTAGTCTATAAAACCAAAGCCAATGGCTTTGTTGAGACGGAAAAGTATTACAATGTCAATGGTGCACTTGTTTACGTGGGTCAATATGGACGTGTTATTACTATCCCAAACTCCCCTAATAGATATGAGGCAGGAACTAAAAATTTATGGTCCGAATTATCCAGACCATTATCTTTAGTAACTGGACGTGTAGTTGAAGATGGTGTAATGTGCGATTATGCCAACGAAAAGGTGTTACTAAATCGTGACGAAGTAGTTTTCTCTAGCTTGTCTGACGATGTAGTCGTTAAAGATAGCGACCATTACATCGAAACTGACGAAGGTGAAATTATCACTCGTAGAGATATTCAAAAAGGATTGACCGACGAATATTTTGTATGTGATGATTGCGATGAAATCCATAGCGTAGAAGAACGCAATTATTTAGAAAACTACGATAAGGACGTATGTGAAGGTTGTTTAGATAATTATCGTTGGAGCGATTACGACGATATGTATTTAGACGAAAGCGACGGCGAGTATGTAGAGTCCGTAGACAGCTTTGTCTCTTATGACTCTATCGAAGAAAACTTTACACGCTGTCAAGAGTGTGGCGAATTGTTCGTAACGGACGATATGTTCCACGCTGAAAATGACTACTGGTTATGTGATTACTGTGCACAAGAATACACAGATGATGAAGGTTACTACGTAAATGGTAACTGCGACTTTATCCACTGCTATTCTTACAAACCAGATGCTCAGTTCTTTGGTGGCGATAGCGAAAAGTATTTAGGTTTAGAGTACGAAGTAGAAGGTGGTGGCTATAATGACAATAAAGCTAAAAAAATATTTGGTGGGCAAGCCCACTGGTACTGTAAATCTGATGGGTCTTTAGACAATGGGTTTGAGGCAGTGACTCACCCATGTACACCAGAGTTTATGCTAAAAAGCATTGACTGGGATAAGATTACAGAGCAATTAGAAGATAATGGCTACGATGAAACTTATGGAGCTGGTATTCACATTCACGTATCTCGTAACCACTTCAAATCTCGTTCCAATATTGGTAAGTTAATTCGTTTCTTCGCCGAAAACTATGACGACTTAGTACTTTTCGCTAATCGTCCTGCAAGTCAAGCAGAACAATGGGCTCAAGCAACTGATGTTTATGATTGCTCAACGTTTGAAGGTTGCTATAACGAGGCTCGTGGTGAAAGATACTCTGCGGTGAATGTTCAAAACGCCGCTACTATTGAAATTCGCTTATGGAATACTACTTACAACCCAAGCACTTTACGCAGTTTTATCCAAATGACTGATGTATTGACTGATTTAGCTAACGGTCAATGGGAAGACTTCACTTGGGCGAATGTTCGTAAACTAGGTGAAGAGCGTGGTTATGATGAATTGTTACATCGTTTAGGAGAGCAAGGTAAATAAGCCTTGCTTTCCAATTCAAATAAATTTTAGTTATTAATTACAAAGGAGAAATATTATGTGCGTTATTGCGGTATATGAAGCAGGTTTAAAATTACACGAAGAAGAATTAAGAAATTGTTTCGACTACAACAGCGATGGAGCTGGTTTGATGTACTGGGACAAGAATAAAGGCAAAACTCGTATTAGAAAAGGGTTCTTTACTTTCGAAGACTTCTGGCAAGCCGCTAATGAAATTCCAGAAGATGTTCACCGTGTATTCCATTTCCGTATTGCTACAAGCGGTGCTATTGCACCTTCAACTTGTCACCCATTTGCAGTAAGCGATGATTACAAAACAATGGGCAAAGCCAACACATTCACTGATGTTGGTATGGTACACAACGGTATTCTCTCAGAATACACACCTAAACTAGGTATGAAATCCAAGCATAGTGATACTATGCAGTTTATCAAGGAAATGGCTTTCCCATTAGGTAAAGCAATCTGGAATAAACAAGTACAGGAGTTACTAGCAGAACATACACGTGGTAATAAACTTGTATTTGTTGGTAACAATGGCTCTGTAGCTATGTTAGGTGAGTTTACTGAAAGTAAGGAAAGTGGTGCTTGGTATTCCAATACTAGCTATAAGAGCTATAAAAGTTACTATACAGGTAAGTATACTGATTATAGCACTTATGGTTATGACGATGTTTGGTATAGCGATGAATACGCCGAAGATTATACTGGGTACTACAACACTCAGCAAGCTGTTAAAACCTACGAAGAATTACTACAAAGAGAATACCCAGAATGTGTTAAAGGGGTTGTGGACACAATCACAGATGATGGGGAAGCTAAAAAATATTACCCAGTAGAAGTATTTGTAGGTAAGATGAGTGATGATTGCATGGAACAGTTGGTCGATGATATGTATGACTTGGCTTATCAATACTACGTATCAATTTATGATTACATGATTAAAGATTACAGTATTGTGTTCTGGGTTGATTATCCAACTGCTATTGTCGGTAAGAAAATCAACGATGCTCAAACTATTTATGCAGGTGACAAGGACTATACAGGGGGTAAATAACCCCCTCTCTTTTGGAGGTTTATATGAGTGGGATAGAATTATTTGATAGTCACGATTTATTTATGAAAAATGTGATATGGCAGTCTAGGTTCAATGGCTTTTTCAGTTTTCTAGTTGTTGACGAACGTAAAGGAGAAACCTTTCTAAGTACTGAAAACGGTGATTTATTTCAAGGTGCTTATGGTACTAGCTTTATGAAAGGTAAAGACGATTATGAACGCTGTTATATTGTAAAGGCGGTATATGTATGAATACTATTGCATTTTATGATAATCAAAATCTTTGTGGGCGTGTATTAATATGGATGCCTGATAATAATAAGTGTGAAACATTCACAGTTACACATACCAACCCAGGTCTAAACACAATGTACGTAAGTGGATATCCGTTATTTGAATACAGGAGACATAATTATTTTTTTAAAACAGGTGCTGATATGCCTAAAATTTATATATTGAAAGAGGAGTATGTATAAGGAGAAATATTAATGATAAGACGTGATTTATATGATAACCAAGACCTTGACAATAAAATTATAATTTGGGACTTGATTTGGCGTAATGAATACAAATCTTTTAAAATTTTAAGTCAACGTATTGGGCTTGACAGTATGAGTATAGGTAAATTCGATTTAGTTCACAGTTATGAAGATACCATATTTTGGAAACAAGATATTGATTTACCACGGCTATTTGTAGTGAAGAAATTGTATAGGAGCATATAAATGAGGTTGCCTTTACTACCACATCAAAAAGAGGGTGTGGAATTTATTTTAAATAACTCGTCAGCATTTGTGTGCGACGATATGGGAATGGGTAAAACCAGAACAGTAATTGAAGCTATGATACAACGTAGCCAATTCCCCATTCTAGTAATTTGTCCTAGTGCTTTAAAACTTAATTGGAGAAATGAGATTGCGAGGTGGGTTGGTATAGATTTAGAGATTGATAATTTAGAGCAAGATATTATTATTACAAACTATGAACGTATGAACAAGTATAAATTTGAAATACAGGCTTTACCTATAAAGCAACTGGTATTAGATGAAAGCCATTCGTTCAAAGAGGAAAACAGTAAACGTACTCAGTTAGCACTTGCATGGTCAAAAAAAATACCATACAAGATTTTAATTAGTGGTACACCAATGTTAAACAGACCACGTGAACTAATTACACAAATGGAAATTCTTAATAATATTCACAAAGTAGGTGGTAGAGAGAAATTCTTAGAGAAGTATTGTAATCCACGTCATAGTCAATACGGTATTGATTATAGCGGTTGCTCAGACTTACAGGAGCTTCATCAAATGATGAATGGAATTTGGCTTAGACGAACTAAGGACGATTTAGAGAATAAGTTACCAACTAAAACAATCGTGCCAATTCCAATTATAGAATTAAACCAACCAGCTCCAACAAGTTTTCGTGATATTGAAAGATATGATAGGGCGGTACTATATAAGAAATTAGATGCTTCTGTAGATTTTATAGAGCAGTTGTTGGAACGTGATGAAAAGGTGGTAGTGTTCGTACATCATAAAGACATTGGGAAGGCTTTAAACATGAAATTCCCAGATGCTAGTGTTATTGTAGGTGGTCAATCACCAGTACACAGACAACTTAATATAGACAATTTCCAATTACATGATACTCAAATTATTATTTGTAGCTTGCAAGCTAGTGCAGTAGGACTGACATTGACTGCCAGTAGATGTGCAGTATTTATAGAATATCCGTGGTCACCTGCATTACTAGCACAAGCACAAGACCGTGTTCATAGATTAGGACAAGATAAAGACGTGTTTATCTTTTACTTATATGGACAAGGTAGTATCGATGAGTATCGATTGAATACCAACAGTTTTAAAAAAGCAGTTATTGATTATATAGTAGATGGAGGAATGTTATAATGAGTATGTTATTTGATAGATATGCAAGCGAAGAATTTGATAGTAATTATGATGATTGCCTTGAAGATATTAAAAAGCAATTAGCAGTTAGAAAGAGAGGAACAAATAAGGTTCTATATTATATCTACGGAGAATATGTGGCTGATGCTGTAGCAGAGCAATATTGTATGAGCCTTGAAAAGATACGACGTTTACCAAGGGATTACTTTAAATGGCTCGTAGATAATAAAAAGAAATACACAATTATCGATGACCATTACTTCTGTTATGGTTGGGACGACGTTAAGAAAATGAAAAAAGAAATTATTAATAAACCTAACAAAGTTTTTATTAATGGGGGTAATAATATGCACTTAGTAACAAAAGCAGAAATGGTATGTAATCAAGCAAAACTTATCATTAGAGATTACGAAAAGCATGGTGATTTAGACCAAGATACAAAAGAAGACGCTATCTATTGTCAAGGTAGTGTTGATGTTCTTATAGACGTAATTGGTAACGGTTACGATATTGGTGTAACAGTAGATGAGTTAGAAGACCTATGGGAAAAGTTACAAGAAATCTTATTTTAATTGAAGGAGAGCACATAATGCAAAAAGTTTATACTAAAGAAGAAATGTTCAATGCTATCGTTGAATTTAAAAATGTTATGGATTATATCTACTCAGCTCGTATGGATTGGTATCAAGGTGTTGGTGAAATGGATAAAGCGTTATCTGATATTCGTCACCTAGTTGAGAATAACTATAATGGTGACCAAGAGCAAGGTGATATGTTCTCACAAGTATTGTTACACGTATCCAAAGAGCGTCGCAGAAATAAAGATATGCAGGAGTTGTTCTTACCAGTATATAATATCTACAAAGATAGTTATGATTTAATTAATGCTATTGAAGCTGCAATCAAATACAAAGAAATTATGGATAATGGTAGAACGTATACTCCTAAAGTTATAAACGAAGAGTTCTTAGCTAAGTTTTTGAAAGGGGGTGAATAATCTTGAACGATTATATTATACTTGGTGGATATGGCTGTAAAAATATGAATGTATACACCGATGTTAAAAACTATAGTGTGTTAGAAAATACAGACTTATATGCAAGTGGTAGTAGCTTGTGTATGATTACATGCGAATTAGGAAAGTTAGTACCGAAGATTAGAACAAGCTCATTCGTCATGGACACTGAGTCGATATTTCAGATAAAGCAATATTTTGATAGCCAACTATGTGATGTGCGTACTTATATGGTTGGAAAATACGAATAAAGGTGGTGATACTATGTTTGATTATTGGGTATCTAATGAAGTTTATTTTGATGCTGGTGATGTTGTACCGTCTGTTGTGATGCCTAATTGTTATTGTATAAAATCTAAGAATGTCGCTCATATACATGGTACGGATATTCATTTCAGTGAGTTCCCTGCGTTCACAGTTGCTAAACAGGATAATATTTATTTAATCAAAAAATATTATCATGGTAAAGTTCAAGATATCAGAGAACTGTATCTCGGTAAATATAAAAATTAGGAGGTAATATGTTATTTATAGCGAAGTATGATGCCATTAATTATTTTTTAATCAACAGTGATTATATGCCGTTTAAATGCGGTGTAGATATATGTTTTAATAAAAGTCTCATGTAACAGCTAACTTACATGATGGGACAGTTAATTATTATGCACGTACAGAAGTTTTTAAAGATTACGCTATGTACCAAGTCAAGCATTTCTTTAAAGAAGATATAAAAACAAGTTTAAATATATTGTGGATATCACCTTATGCTACAGGGTATGGTGGTGAATTAATGGTCGAGGAGGAACTAATATGTTAATGATTTGTTACGATATGTTTAGTACAAACGATATTTATTTAGTTAATACTGGTAGACTCACTTTAACTGGCAGTACATGTGGTCATTTTAATACAGTAGTGAAAAACTTAATTAGTGCAGTGACAAAAGATATGTGTATCTGGGACGGAGCGGCTCCGTATTATTCCAGTGCAGATATAAGAACATTTGAAATAAAAGAAATTTATAGAAATGACGATGTGTACGAAATATGAATAAGTGTAAGTATAAAGTAAAGGAGTTGAAATAACATGTATACATATTACTATATTTTAGATGACACATACTACAAAATGACTGGGAAGCAGGAATATACATGTATTGAACATTTTTATAATCTAGGTCAAGTACATGCAGAAAACCTCAATCAAGGTAATTCATTTGATTTTCAAATGACTCACGCAACGCCTTTCAGGCTGTATATTACGAAAGAAGTATTTAAATAAAATAGGAGGACTATTATGTTACAAAGTAAATACCTAACAGAAGAAGGTTTAAAATTATCCCTAACTAAATTGTATGATGAAGGATATAGATATATTTATAAACCAACAAAACACACTTTAATTTATATCTCCAGAATTAAACCAACAATCCAAGATGACGGTGAGATTAACGCTGTGTGTGTTTCATCAGCTCCTTTGGGTATGCGTACTATGGACTTATTCAGTGATATATTCGAAAACACGAATTACATTGATATCGCCAACGCACTAAATAAAGTAGACTGGTCAAAGGTACCAGTAGATGCTAAAGTGCGTGTTTATTATAAAAATGAAGTTGCAAACAGACATTTTGCATACTATGAAGATGGCAAAATCTATGCATGGTTGAATGGCGGAACGTCTTGGACTACCAGCAGTGCTTACACCGATTGGGATAGAGTAGAATTAATAGAGGAGATTTAATATGATTACAGTACAAATTGATGAAAGAAAATACAAGAAAATTATTAAAGATACTTACGATAACGTAGGGTACACTCTTTTTGATGATTATAAGGCTTTCGATACTGGATTTGAGAGGTTAAGAGACCTTATAGAGGGTGCTATTAAACAAACTAATAAATAAAAAAATGGGCGAGGGTTTTATTCCTCGCCTTTTTCTTTTTCTGGTAACATATTTAGTTTATTGATTAAGTCTCTACTTAATTTACTTGTTGTATCAATAGAGCGTTTTTCTTCAATCTCTTGTTTATCAACAGGTTTAAGACCAGCTCTATCTAACCAGTCTTTAATAGCAGTTACTTTAGCACTAGCAGGAGTATCTGGACTTTCAATTAATTCAAGGAGCATATTAGTTACCTTATCTGCTTTGTCCATGAATTTCTTATCCATCTTACGTCTGTAATCTTCTAGTGCTTTTTGTACCGCTCGACTTTCCTCTACATTGTTACCACGTTCAGTATAGCCAGCCACCTTTAAAGCCTCCCTTTTACTTCCAGTAAGAATTTTAGCCTGTACATATACATGCTGTTTATGGGTGAGTGGGCGAGCTTTACGTCGCCCTGGTTTATACTTCGGCATAGTCGATAGCCCTTGCTATACGTTTGAGTTCCCATACACGTTCTGTGAGTTCGTCTGTTGTGTACGCAGAAGCAAACACCATACCATTATTTAGGAGTAAATAGGAGTGTGCTTTTCTACCTTTAGTAGCTCGCAATACTTTACCATCACGGAAATATCGACGGAATAACTCTTTAGAGCTTGATACGTCCATTGGCATGATAGCGAAGATTTCTTTCATGGCTACCTTATAACCAAACCCTAAATCAAGGAACATATCATTTACTAACATTTAATCCCCTGCCTCTCAAATCAAAATAAGTATCGCCCATAAAAGGTGTTACTTTTTTCTGTTTTTCATTGCCAGTCATTTCTGCAATCCAGAAGCCGCTTAAACTAGGTCGAATACCACTAGCTTTAAGGTAGCTTGGATATGTTTGGAATGATGCTTGTCTAAGTTCCCAAACTTCTTTAACTATAGGTTTCTTTGTGTATTTGTTATGTTCGATAGCAATCTTAGGTGTAGCACTTGGTTCGTGGAAATGTTCAAACCACGTTACATCTGCGTTAAAGTAATCATAATAGTTTTTCGTTCTCCGATTTTTGTGGAGGATATGGTGAATGTAACAGTTCTTATTTACGTTGAAATAAACTAAACCAAACTCGCCTTTGTATAAACTACGGTCACCTAGTAAAGCACAGAGCATTTGCTCTACGCTAATGTAAGCGTCGTTATAGGCTCTTGCACCATGATTACCACCGATAACACCTAATAGCTGACCACTTTCATATAAAGGACGAATATCTTCAACCAATGCGTAAACCTGCTCGTCACCAACTAAGGACTCTTCTAGTACGCTACCTTTTGAATGTTTAGTCGTTGTATTAGTGTTATCACCACCTAGAATAACTTTGCAGTTAGGTCCAAGTTTTAACAAGTTATCTACAGTTTGTTTGAGATAGGCTCTGTTATTTAAGCCTTCGTGCACGTCAGATAATACAGCCAGCTGTGCATAGTCTGTATTTAATCGGCACGTAATAATATGTGGTTTATATGTAGCCTCTAATGCTTTTATTGTCATATACCTAGCCTTTCATATACTCTTCTAAGTTCAAATATTGCTCGTAATATAACGGCAACGCTGTCTTTATGTCTTGGTAGATTTTCTTTCTTCTTTTATACACAATCTGATTATTTTTGATATTATATTTATCCATAATTTCTTGTGTACTCATACCGAAAATTACACTATCTCTCCAAATTTCCCAACTCATTTTATTGGACGAGGAGAGGTATGATTTAAGCCATAAAGCGAAATGAAGGAGCATTAGATGCTCTTCTTTTTTAATATAAATCTCTTCTGGAGATTTACCAAACCTTTCTAAAAAGAGTTTGGATAGTTTATCAACCTTGCGGTATTCATTTACGGAATTAGTGTATTCCCATGACTTCATAGCAAAATTGATTTCTTCTAATGCTTTATCACCAAGATGTTCAAACAAGGTGATAGCTTCTTGTATCATTGACTCTTTCATAGGACAGTACCTCGTTCATCTGGTGCTATTCCTTTTGGGCATTTAGGTAGGTACTTGCAACTAATGATAATACCTACCCCAATGTCTTTACCTTTTTTATTTTTTCTTTCACATGATTTTAAATAACGCACATTACGTGACTCTTTCATTAAGTATTCTTTAATTAGGTCTTTATCATCACCCAATACACCGATATTATAGAGGTCTCCAGTATTACCGTAGTCAACTACGAAATAATGAACCATTAAACCTCCTGCTCTACTACATCATAAAGCTCTTTAAATATCTCTGGGTCACATGGATATTGTTCTCCATTAACTCCAGTAATAATCCAGTCGCCTGGATTTGTTTTAATAACCCCATTCAAGGTGGCGATATACTCACCACCATTTTTGGAGATACGTGCATTTAACACGTTTGGTTTGTGTTGAATTAAGTAACCATTTTCATGGTTCTGCTTAATATTTTCTTTGTACACTGCGTCGCCAATCTTGAAGTACTTAGACTCTAAGAGCTCGTCAATATCTCTTTCTCCTCTACCGATGATTGCAGGTAAATTCGCACTTATAGTACGTGGAAGTTCTACTTTTAACTCCTGGATATGTGGACCAGAGAACAGTACGTAGCTATAATCAAGATACTTGACGTGTGTATACCCTACTGTACGTAGTTGAGTAAGAATACCAGCCAGGTGTGTATGTTCTGTAATTTTAGGTTTTTCTAACATCATTATTGTTTCTGTTATTGATTGCATTTTATTTACCTGTGCTTCCAAATCCGCCTGTACGTGTACTTCTTGGTTTGTCATTTTCTGTAACATAGAATTTTTGAAAGATTGCTTGAGCAATTCTATCACCCTTTTTAATAACATAGTCGCTATCACTTGTATTCTTTAGTAATACTTGGATATGACCTTCGTTATCTGGGTTATTATAGTAGTCACTATCAACGATACCAACACAGTTAGCAAGTGTAATACCATACTTACCAGCGATTGAAGAGCGTGGATAAATAGCCATAAACTCATCACCAGGGAAAGCTGATTTTAAACCAGTAGGGACTAGGACAGTTTCACCTGCCCCAATCACAACTGTTTCTGCTGATTGTAAATCATAACCAGCACTGAAGTGTGTTCCTCGTTGAGGAATTTCAATGTCAGTGCCATTATATAAGGAGATTATCTCAAAGCGTCTCCACGGCTTTTCTGTTCGTACACTATATACTTGGCTTTCCATAGTTCCTCCTTATTTTAAGTTAAATAATCCATTTGTAATACCAGAATATGTAGGGAGTTTGCCGTCCCATTTTTCAACTTGTTTTAGTTGAACCATTTCTGGAGTTAAGCTAGAAGCTACTTGTGCATTGTAATATGCTTCAGCATCTGCTTGGATACGTTTAGCTTGGGCATCACCCTCAGCTACAGCAACTTTCTTTTTAGCCTCAGCTTCTGCCGCTACTTTTTCGTATTCAGCTTGACGTTGTTTGTACTGTGCGTTAGCTACAGCTTGAATGGCTTCTTTAGTTGCACTATCTGGTTCCACCTTACCTAGTGAAGCCTGTTCAATAACAATACCGTCTTGGTCGAAGAACTTAGACACTTCTTTTAGAAGCTCTTGGTTAAACGCTTCTTTCTTTTCCCCTACGATATCCATCATAGAGTAATGAGAAGAAATATCATTTGCGATACGTTGGAAGTTTTGTTTCATGTAACCATATTCGATAATACTATCATCTTGACCTTTGAATTTATTATAGATATGTGGCAAGGAATCTTGGTTCATGTGGTATGTGACTTGTGCGTCTACCTTGATTGTTTTACCATCTTTAGTACCGATTACGATACTGTCATCTACGTCTTTACGGTCTTCGTGAGTACCATCAATATAATATGCAAGCTCTGTACTAACTGGGTATTCTGTTACACGTTTCCATGGGGCGACTACGTGCCAACCTTGGTCTAGTGTTTCCTGCTGAATACCGCCGTCCATTTTATTGAAAACAACGCCCGCATGACCTGCGGAAATCATATATGTTGTATTCCATATCAAACCGAATCCTAGCAATACTAGAAAGCCCAGTCCTGCAAGTTTTAAACCTAATAGTCTCATTATTTATTTCCTTTCTTAATTCTTTCTACAATGTAATCAAACACATCAAATAGTTCTTCTTGGTATACCGCTGCCAGAAGTAGCCACACCATAAACAGTACGAATATTGTCCATAGCATCTTATCACCTACTTAACTTTGTTGATTGCGTCTGTCAACATGTTGATATAATCCTGCACGTTCGTCTTAACGAACTCGTTTGCACCTTGGATATTATCAACAGTAACAATGTTAGCAATGGTAATAGCTATTGATGTATCTTTATCTGGGATAAAAACTTGTACCAAGAATGATACAAGTGTAATTGGAGCTACAACTTTCATTAACTTCAAGGCAACTGCCTGCTTTCTTTCTGCTTTTCTAATGCGTTCCTCTCCAAAGCCGTAACAAGGTCCTTCAATGTAGTAGACGCAACCAAGAACAAAGCAAACGATGAACCCGATAAAGGCTATTAAACCCAATGCAAATTTAAGAGGGTTCACAATACCTGCAAGGTATATCAGCCAAGGGCTAATAATCGGCTCCATTTACTCACCTCCACCTTCAGACCACGTTTTAAGAAAACCTAAAGCTATACTACATACGAACATAAGTATTACACATGCTATAGAGGCTAACAGAGTGTAGCCTGCAAGTGCATATGTTATACCGCCAAGACCAATTAATGCTAATGCAAACATAATGATAGAGACTACGAACAAAAACTTAGCCAACAGAGCTGTAATTATAGTTCCGCCAACTAATAATGCAATTATTATTCCAGCTACCCACATATTAATCCTCCAAGAATAGATACTCACGTACCATTTTATCTGTCAACAACCATAGTTTTTTATAGTAATCAGAAGGTGCGATGGCACCACTTTCCAGTTCTCTAATAACCAGTTTTTGGTCTTTTTCTAAGTCACGGTATGCTTTAAGTAATTTTAATCTTTCTCCCATACCGTTTTTGATTAGCCTGTGCTCATGTGTTAGGTCTCGTGCATTATCGATGAGTCTATATAGTAGGTTATTATTTCCTACATATTCAAGGTCGTCTGCAAAAGACGGGTCTACTTCAATAACTTTATGGCTGTTGGTATCAAGCACTTGTAGTTTTGTTATCCAACCTTCCATATCCACGCTTGAAGTAAGTACTATATATGTGTCTCTACCTTTGCGTAGTATAGAACCTTCGCCTGTTTTATAATCAGCTAGTGTATATTTCATTGTTTTCACCCTCAATTTGATTCTTCTACCATATAAAGTACACTGTCGAATAATTGATTATAGAAATCAGCTTTTTCTTTGTCTGTTTCCCATTCACCAATACCCTGGAAATACGACTCCATTAATGTATTCCAATCATCTTCTCTAATCTTTAAATATTTCATTTTAATTCTCCTCGTACTGGTTCTTTTGGTTTCTTTTTATGCGACGTAAAGTCACAAGATAATTCTTTACAGTTTTCGCACATGCCGAGCATTTCCAAGTTACAGATAGACGGATAAACGAATTTCAGTTTATCAAAAATCTGTCTTGCAATTTGCTGGTGCTCATCACTTGCTCTCTTACATAAGCGTTTCTTTAAATACTCAAGCCAACAACGTAAGTTGCCAGTCATTGTTAATGACACCTGAGTACCAAGTGGTAATATATAAGAGGCTTGCTCGACTGAAACACCTAAGTTTAATAGGTTGCCAAACATCATAGATGATGTGCTATAAGCCTGTTTTAGATAAGCCTTATGTGTATCTTCCATATTATTAAAGTCAGAATAGAACCCATTGCCTGTGATATCCATACCACGAGTAGATTGTACGGTCATACTGAAATGCCTATGTCTACTAATTTGAGCTAATACTTTCTGACTACATGTAATGTCAATAGATACGTTAACGTGTTCGAGCAGGGACCAATGCCCTGCCTTACACGCTTTTGCTAATGAGTCTACTGTACATTGTTTACCATAACAGTTACTCATAGCATGAATTGCTGTATCTAGTGAGCTATATGAGAGTAGGGAAACTTTACTCACTATTACCTCCTAAACTTCAAACTCTGCTTTACTAAAGATAAACTTATTTAGTTTATCCATATGCACGTGAAGGTCGTTACGAAGTTCTTCGATAATTTCTTGAAGTTCTCCGTCTGTACTGTTTGTAATTAGGATTTCATCAATTAGCATTTGAGATTGAGATAAACTATCATACATAGTAATCGCTTCAATTACATATGCCATTTCTCGTGTGAATTTCATTTTACTCATTGGTTTCTCCTTCATAAATTTTCGTTTAAATACATCATCGCTATAAGCATATCTAACTGGTGCTTCGTCGAGATAATCGACAATCCAACCTACGGTATCAAATACGATTGTTTTAGTTGCCTCAGCACGTCTTCCTGTTTCTATTTCGATATAATATTGATTATCCAAGTCTACCTCCTAAAATTACATAAATAGTGAGTAATACTTGTATTACACTTAATACAATAACTCCACACAAGCACCCAAATATAATTTTCTCATATAGCTCCATACAGCCTCCTAGACTACAGCTACATCTAAATACTGTCTACCGAATTGAATTGCTTCTTCTTCCGTGTCTACGAAAATATCAATCATATCGGTATATCCACCGCCAAAGCGGTCAGCTACTACATAGCTGGACCCATTAATAATTACTGTTGTGCCAAGTGGTAAATCATCACTAGCAACAGCACCTACATATGGGTACTCTCCATTAGCCATAACTCCACCTGTGTGAGTGTAGGCTGTAACCTCCATCATTCTAGCGTCTACGTTATTTGCCCCTAAAAGGGACAGGACACAAATACCTAAACCTAAAATTAATTTTTTCATATAAGCCTCCTTGTTAAGTAATACCAGTTGTTATAACCACATACAGAGGTCGGACTTACAAATGAAAGGAGGAAAGATTGTAGTATCACAACCTCTAAGTGGTCTGGCGGTCCCAACTGGATTTGAACCCGTAATCTTCACCTTGACAGGGTGACGAGATAACCGTTACTCCATGGGACCATGGTAGTGGTGCTAGGGGTTGAACCTAGAATAGAAGAGTCAAAGTCTTCTGTGTTACCATTACACTACACCACAATGTTGGTACCCCTAGTAGGACTCGAACCTACAGAACCTGGATTTTAAGTCCAGTATGTTTGCCAGTTTCATCATAGGGGCATGTACGCCTGTCCTAACTGGAGTGCCCTTAAACACCCCAGTAGGTGATACTAAACCGTAATTCACTATCAAGGCACTGGAGGAGAGTGTGGGATTCGAACCCACGGAACATTTCTGTTCGACTGCTTTCAAGGCAGTTGCATTAATCCAGACTCTGCCAACTCTCCATGGTAAGTGTTGGGTAAACAGCTCGCTTCTATTTACCCTTTTACGGAAAACACTTACTTCCGCCAAAAGCACGTCATGCGTCAAACGTAATGGATTTGGGATTATTTTAGGTGAAGTGAACACCTAATGGTGGTGGGTGTTGGAATTGAACCAACGCTAACATAGGGCTTCAACCTATTGCTCTACCTGCTGAGCTAACCCACCATGTGACAGCCCCTTGCGAGGCTGTGAAGTATAAATAATAACTAGTTGCTTACGAGCAATTAATTGGTATTGCTGTAATACCAGCCATGCTGTCAACTTTATGCTAGGCACTAGCAAAACAGTATCAGGTCATGGATTTTATAAGCGATTAGAGATTGAAGATTGAGAGCTTGATAGTAATGATTAACCCAGTTTAAAGATTAAGCGATTAATTGTAATGCTTAAAGATTATGGATTACCATTTTGGACTGCTATCCTCCCTAAGTGTAGCAGCGAGCAGACACGCTCAAATTCTTCTTTTTATCTCGTTTCAGACAAGAGTACGTATCTGCTTTCTTTGCTTTTAGAGTAGAAACAATACGCAACAAACACCTCTGCACCATTCTTAAAGTTGAACGGTAATACAGCAATTATAATTAGTACTCAACAGTAATTTCAGTTACCTCGGTCGCATGACCAAGAATAGCATCAATTTCAGCTAAGTAATTCTCAATGTACTCTTTAAAGGACATTAAGTTTTCAGCCAACTTGTTAGGGTCCAGAAGTTCAATAGAGTATTGCTCACGCAATTCTGCTTCACGTTCTTGTCGAACCTTACCAGAGGCTTGTGTTACAGAAGCAAACTCTTGGTAGAGACGTTCTGTAACTTTCTCTTCTGCCTGTCTTTCTGTCTCTTGATATGCCTTAGAGTTATTCAGCACAGCTTTTTGCATACCTTTGACTAGTGTTGTTAGTAAGTCAGATAGGTATTTCTTACGAGCGATAGCAGATGCAAAAGAGATTTCTTCAAACTCATCAGATTGTTTATCAATACCAATGAATTTCTTAACAGATACTGTGTGTTTAGCATTAGCGTCCATAATGGCATTTGCTAACGCTTCACGTCTTTTTAGTTTATCGTTCAAAGATTGGAAACGAGCTTGTGCATCTTTAACCCAATCTTTTTGTTTTAAACCATCAATTACAGTTCTGTTAGAAGTAGCTACAGCTACAAATCTAGTAGAAGATAATTCTTGAATTTGATTATCTAGTACTTTCTTTTGAGTTAATGCTTTTCTAATTGTTAATTTTTCTTTTACCATAGTATTCCTCCTACTACTTAATCATAACATGTGAGCCTCGGTCGTGGACTACCTTGTTGGCTCAACCTATGACTGTATTATACCATGCAAAGGGGTGACTTGTCAACCCCCAAATCATGAAAGTTTGATGAAGTTTTGGTGAACATCTTACCAATGTGATTATAGCTGTATTATACCATAATCAAAGTTGTTTGTCAACACTTATCTGATAGGACAAACTCCACTTGCACAAGACTCTCTATCATCAAGGATTTCAAATTCTTTACCCATATTACGAGTACTTAATTCTTTTTCATTAAGCAAATCTGGGTCGAATTCTTTCATCTTAGATTTTAATTCTTCATATTCTTCCTTAGTACACTCTTCATAAGGTAATAAAGGATAGTATGTAGAATTAAGTTCTAAGAATGTTACACCCAACATATCGTCCCAATGATTATATACGAAGTCTTCTACTTCTTCCCATTCATCAGGTTTTACTGTAATGGTATTAGATGTATTCATATCTGTATAGTGTTTTTGGAATAACAAATATTCCTCTAACTGTTCTACAGCAGATACGTCAGCTTTTGTTACGGTCGCAGGACTTTTAATAGGGAAATCAATTACAATAGTAGTTGCAGTTTCCATTTCCTGCCCTACTTCTGGGTGGATTTGCCAACCTAATTCCTTAGCTGTAAGTGCTAGTGGGTCATGTGCGTTTACACGAATGCGTCTAATGAAGTATGGGGAATGTTGCCAATGAACCCCTGGTGATACACCATTCGCCACTAAGCTCAATGAACCCTCTGGTTTTAACGCAGTCATAAGTAATGGTACTGGTGTTTGTAATTCCTGTGCAATTTCTTCGCCTGCTTCATGTACGGCTGTACGTAACCATTTAAGTACGCCAGCTTTACCCCCTGCACGTCTCAGTACATCTGGACGTACCTTGGCAACAAAGTCTTGCCAGCCAGTCATAGAACAACCAGTTAAGCGGTCACGATGATGTGCCTCATTCCAACCATCTAATTCTAAATCTACGCAAGTCATTCGATACCCTGCACGAGCGGATAATAAGAAAGCTAGTTCTAAGCCGTCCCAATCTACGTCGCCATTTTCGTTTACGAATGCTACCATGTTTACTGTTGTTAAATTACATACAGCATTAGGCGGTAAAAGGATTTCGGCACAAGGGTTTACCCCTGCGAAATCTGAGCGTCTACGTTTAGCTTCTGCTACGTTGATAATACCAGGTTCGCCTGATGTACGGATAGAATTAAATAGCTCATGTATTTTTTCACGGCTTGGTTTTTCTTCTTGATAGATACTATTGTTACTCATGTATCTATGTTCCATGCCAGGTTGAATATTATCCTTAGCGTGTACACATTCTTCGTCATGTGGGTCAATAATAGCAATTTCTGCCGTACGTCTAACCAATTATTCAATCAGAGTCGCTAATTCTGACCAGTTCTCTTATGAACTTCTATATGTCGCCATATAGTTTAGACTATATCTTCACTCGCATTAGCAAGGACTCCCATTTCCACCCGCTTGGGTGTACGGCTTTCGCCTAGTCGTTACACGTTCTATTTAAGTCTTGTTAGAAGTTTACCTTCATACAACGTTTTATTAGTGCAAGATTTTTTATACGCAAGATAGCCACCTTGTTCATAAATCCTACTGAAAGCAATTCCAAATCTCTTTTCACACTCTTTGTATGTTAGCGGTTCTGTTTCACCCTCTAAAAGATACATCTTTGAATTTGGGTGAGCAAGACCTTTTCTACCGTACATAGGATTATCAGAGCCTTTGAAGCCACGACCATACATAGGGTTGTCTGCTCCAAATCTACCACCTTTACCTTTTCTATTTTGCGAAATAAGCTCTTTAGTTTGTTGTGAGTGATGTTTACCATAAAAGCCATTTAATTTACCAGTAAGTCTTACGCCATACATAGGATTTAAATCGCCTTCGGAAAAACCATCACCACCATATGTGAAATTACATTCAGCTTCACCAGATAGTTTACGTTTCTTAATGGTTTCTTTTTCTAATTGACACGCTTCTTTATTTGTCAAACCTGTTTTTATTTTCCTAGCCTTGCATTTATATTTGTTATAAATTGCTAAGAAGTACTTGTTTCTATTCCGAATCTCGTTGATTCTGTAGAGTCTTCCTTTGCCAACATAAAATACATGGTTTGTATCTTCTATATGCCATTCGTAAACATAATAATCTGTATGCACTATTCCTCCTTAAATAGCTTCGCTCGGTATTGTCTCAGAGAGAGTTCCACCGAATTAGAGAGTTTTTATTTAACGTCGGAAGCATTAGAGTTTACCACCGACAACAACATTCTGCCCAATAAGGTTACAGATATCTAGGCAATGAATAGGGCGAAGTCTACCATTCTCTGGTTTAGAAGAGAACATACCATTTTGAATTACATTATGGATTTTAGTGAACATATCCATAATAGATTCATAGCCACTAGCCGTCCCTCCGAAACTAGAAAGTGTAGCACCCTTAACACGAATCTCTGTGTAATCGATTAGAATGTTGTTACACTTAGATGGAGAAGCCATAAAGTTTAAGTAAGCTCGTAAAGCGTCTACCCAGCCTTCTTTACTATCACCAATCTTGATTACAAACATGTTGTCTTCTTGCTCTGTAATTGTGTATTCTCTACCACGTTGCTTTGTGGAATTTTTGTTGTACTGTGCAAATAGTGTTACATCATCACGGAATGTAGGTAATTTTTCTACATCGCTTGGTAATATGCGTACACCAACTCCAGTACCAACCATTAGTAAGTAGAATAAATCACAAAGTGATTTAATGCTATCAATTACTACAAACGAGCAGTTAAAGTTAGCAAGTTTCGTTTTCTTACTAGCTTCACTACCACCAATCCATAATGAGCGACCACTGATAAATTGTTTTAGATTAAACATATTATCAAATAATCGTTGTGCTTCATAGATAGATGTTGGCGCTAACGAACAGTTATACTCAACTGCACGTACGCAAGTTTCTTTCCATGTCTCACGTCTGCCTTCGTCTGGTAGCCATCGTGAATATGTTCTATAATAAACTAGCTTTGCTAGGTTATCCATATGCTGTGGAAAATCGGAATACTTAGACAAGAATTCTTCTTTAAGTAGGTTCATGCTTTCTTATACCTTTCTACTAACTCACACTCACTTTGTCTCCAAAAATGACTCTTTGGTCCGAGTATTGAATATGAATACTCATCATTCTTTGGGTCATATTGGATTGACTGTATTGTTATCACACCTTTTGGTGTTTTGATTTTGTCATATCTCCTAAACTTTTGGCTTGCCATTATCTTCCACCTCATCATCTGTGATGCGGACCAATAGCTTACCTAAAAACCTTAATGTTTTAGAGATTGTGGTGATATATATAATTAATACAAACCACTCAATAAAGCTCCCACCAACGTGGAAGAAATAGTATGGTACGCTCAAAAACCAGGCAAATAGTAGTGTTACTATAACCGCATCTTTAGTAGCTTCATACAGACTGACTAGCGTAGCCAGTATTTTATCTTTCATATTTTATCTCCTATTTGATAAGCGAAAACTACCTCGCCGTCCATTATCACAATGAACGCCATATAAGGTTCCGAGACTATTACGTCTAATGGAACCCTATACATTTCAAAAATCTCTTCACCTGTATTATACGCCAATTCCTGTAATTTGTCAAATATGACCGACAAGTTTATCACTCCCTACTGGTTGACGCATAGCACGGCAAGCATTTTCAAATATGAGCTTTGAGTCAAAATAGATACGTGACAAATGTTTTGATGTGGCGTCCATATATCTTTGAGAGCGTTGAATTGCCGAGACTTTTTCCCAGGCTTCTAACACCTCTATAGATTGACTAGCTAACCTATCTCCTTCATTTACTTTAGTAGAAGATGAACTACTAACACTAGCGTGTGTAGCCTTAGCAGTCCTCTCTGCATCACTTAATTCTTTACCAAGGTCTGCCGATAGGTACTCAAAGCTAGCTTGTAGAGCAGAGGCTTCTTTCATAATACCAAAGGCAGAACTTGCGTCAGTATCTTCTAACTCGTCATACCAGAGTTTAAGCTCATCATAACTAGCTTTTAATTCTGATATATTTTTCATATACTATTCCTTTGCTCTTCGATTTGCGGAAATGTCAAGTGCCACTTGTTCAATAAATGCCTGAGCTTTAGCTTCAGTATCAAACTCTTTAATTTTTACACTAACACCATTTGAAATAGAACCTAATACCATATAGCTTGTAACTTTATTCAAGTCAGTTTTGTCTTTCTTTGGTTTTACAAATAAGGAACAAGCGTTAATCAATTTTTTACTATCATCTGCCAAAATATACATAGGGTAATTCTCCTTCATCATCTACTAATTAGCTTAAAAGTTTTTCTTCTTTTTCTTCAAATGTACCATTCGCCAACTCAATTAATGTTGTGCCTAATGTTTTTAATACAGCTGGTTTAATATCTGGAACATTTAATCCTTCAATTACAGCATCATTCGTTGCAACCAACATAGCGATTACTTCAACAAGGTTAATATCTTTTACTTCAACGTCAGAATCAACCTGTGTTTTATTATCTTTAAGCACCGCTTTTAGAGATAAGCTCAAACCTTTTTCATTTTCCAATAATTTTTTCATATGTTTTCTCCTTTAAATAAAATAACCTATCACAATAAGGTCTTGAAATAACAACTATATCGCTATTATCTTGGTCGAAGTATGTGTGAACTATTTTAAAGCCCTTATCTTCAACTGTATTTGCAATATCTAATTTAACACCATTTACAAGTGCATGGAATAAATCCTGCCTTAAAAGATATGCAAACCCTTTAATATGGATAATGCCATCTTCTGCCTTTTTATACCAAGCGTCTGAGTTGACATTCCTCTTAGACTCAACTGTGAATTTATATCCATTAATTTCTACCTTAATATCACCACGCATTTTCTCTACCATTTCATCATTGGCTAATGCCTTAATAATATTAGCAGACTTTAATGCACCTGACATAGGTACTAAATTAGACTCAAGACCAATCTTTTCAAACCATGCTACGAGTTCTCTTTCTGCGTTTCTCCCATTACGTCTATTGCTTTTGCCACGTTTACTAGCTGATGTTTGTTTCTTTACTTTCTTTTCTAGCTTACGAGCTAGCTTATTCTCCTCTTGTCGAGGAGATAAGATAGACTTATTTTTAGGACAATATAAGCCGTAGTCATCGCATATCCAACATTGGTCTTTAGTTGTTAAGCAGTTTTTAGTTACTTTGCAACTCTTCATCTTGACCACTCAAAATAGCTAATGCTAACAAGCAATACACAACAACATCATATAAACGCTCTTTTGCGTCTGGTAATAATATCCCATGCTGAAGTAGTGCTAGGTCGTGTTTATCTTTGAACTGCATACACGCTTTAAAAGCACCATCTTTAGTTAGTTCTCCAAATTGGCGTTTAGCACTTTCTTTAAATGCTGATAATACATCGTCACCACTGGCATACTGTTTATTCTTCATTAAGAATAACTGACCAATTAATGTTAAATGGTTTGCTGATAAAGCATCAAATTTATCTAAATTAATTGTCTTCATCTTTTCTCCCTTTGTCACAAAACTTAGCTACATTACAGAAGCATTCGCATTTCTTACCTCCCCAACATTCAGAATTCCTGCATGGTGGTGGCATTGTGTTTGTTTCTAGTGCTTCTGTTAAATCTTTAGCTTTCTTTTTCATGTATCTTTCAACCCATTTGTCACTAATCTTATTGATTGGTACTAAGTAACCTGGGCTTGTGATACCACGTTGAGTTGCAATATATGTATTACCGTCTCTAACAATTACCTCACATACAAGGTTGCTTACTGGTTTCTTTAATTCTTTTTCTATTTTCATTCGATAGTCGTTAAGCTGTATAGCAAGGTCTAGTCTATGTCTAGGACCTCCACTCCTAATCTCATTTCTGAATTTAGGTTGCCCTTTTTTAGCTCCTGTTTTATATACCTCTCCAGTTGGTACACGTTTTGTATATAGTCCTAAAACCTTAGCTACTTTCCATGAGCCATAAGTTTTATTATCATATAATGTACCACCATTTTCTGGAGAGTAATAGTCAAAGGCACCTGTAGAGGTCCCATCATCTAATCGAACTTCAGAGATACCCTCATCATCAGTATACTTTTCTAGGTAGTCGTGCACCTTAGTACCGTGTAACATAAAGAGCGAATCCATTGGGTTAATGGCATAGTCTTTTGTGATTTTGAGATAATTTTCTCTAGTACCAGCTAGTAATTGTGTGGTACTTGGTGTGCCAGTCCATTCTCTTTGGTCGGCTAATGCTATCAAGGTTCGTTTAGATAGGCACCTACCAGCAGGACAGTATAGCTCACCAGTATTTGGATTAATTTGCCCTTCTAGTCTACAGGCTGTTAGGCATTCGTCTATACCGACCTCATGACCGTCTGGGCAAATATACTTCGTATATGGCAATTATTATTCTCCTTTTACTGTATATATAACCAATCTTCCATATTATATTTAATATCGTCTCTCATTACCTGATACAACATAATATCTTCTGCTGTTACAACACGCACAAAATCAAGCATATTTTTACACATAAGAATAAACGTCGGGTCAGTTCTATTACCGTCATACCAAATATTATGTAGTTCGTGCATCGTCATCATTTATCTCCTCATTTCCTTATCGGTATCAGCTAATAATAACAGACATGTTTTACCAATGTCTGACTTCTTATATTCTGTTCTTGGTTTATTTGTAAGAATATCTGTTATATTACCCTGACAATATTCCCATGCGTAGCTTGCTCCAACTTGTACAACAGTGTTTTTTGGGTATTCTTGTAATTTTTCTATTAATTGTTTTACTGTCATTGTTATCACCTCTTGTTTGTATTATATCATAGTTATGTATTGTTGTCAAGCAATTTCTTCTAATCTTGATGTATTTGAATTGTATTTTAATTCCATACGTATAGGACCGTAGATACCATCACGTGCTTTCTCCACTTTCATGCGAGTTATATTCCTTAACTCATCTTGTTTCTGTAGAGATAGACCTGGCTCTTTCTCTGGTCTCCATAACATAATGATAACATCGCCACTAGCTTCAATATCACCAGTCATACGAAGTAAATCCATAGTTGGTTCATTATATGTGTTAGCACCACGGTTTAATTGAGAGAGCATTACGAAGATAATGTTAAGTTCTTTAGCAATACCTTTCATCTTTAGAGCCTGCTCAGACGCACCTTCATATGTACTAGCACCTTTTAGATATGTAAAGTAATCAACTGCTACAATATCTACTGGACCACCTAACGTATTCTTACGGTTACAAGCAATGATACGAGCTTTGATATCATCGATTGATAAACCATTATCATCATAGATAACTAATCTCTCAGCTAACTTAGCTTCGACTTGTGCTATTCTAGGGTCACCATTTAGCACCAACTCTCTAACGTCTCTTAATGGTATTTGTAGAATCTTTGCAATAATACGTTCCATAACCTTTCCTTTAGACATTTCTAAAGAGAAGAATATGGTGCGTGCCTTATTTGCAACTACTTGTCTAAGGATATATTCCACTAACCAATCTGTTTTACCAGATGAAGAATACGCTCCAACAATCATTACGTGTGATTTTACCATGCCACCAATACAGTTGTCAAGGCATTTGAAATGTGTTTTATATTCACCTCGAAGATATAAATTTTTTAAATCGTCAATCGACTCCTGTGTTGTCGCGGCATTTTGGACTAATTCATCTGTATCCTCTTGGTAATTTTCAAAGAAATCTTTGAGTTCAGAGAACTCACGTTCCCACCGTTCGCAAAGTTTCTTAATGATATCTGCTCTAAATAATGGATTTTGTACAGTCTTTAAGAAGTTATGAGCTACATCATATTCTTCTTCTGAAGACTTACAATTATCCAACATAAACCATAAGACATATTTGTCAATATGTGTTTTTGGTAAAGAACTAACGTCAACTCCTGCAAGCAATGCGTCATTTAAGTCTTTAATTCCCTCTGGTAATTCTAATACCCTTACTGTGCAACGAGGTAGAATTTCTTTGAAATAATCTCTCACACGAGGCACACGTTTAATGCCCTCTGCATCGTTGTCTGGGCAGTATATAATTGTTGGTATCTTCCGTAAGGTACGTTGCATTGTACGTAACTGGTCCCTATGGACTTCATTACCGCAATAAGCTACAGTCGGTAATCCTAATTGATAACCACTGATAGCGTCCATATACCCCTCAACCATGTATAGTTCATCTTTGTTTTTCTGTTTTATTACCTTATCTAGGTTATAGAGTAACGCAGATTTATCATACATGACATTATTACGAGTATTAATGTATTTAGGACTACGGTCAAACTGTCTTTTGGCTATAGCAACTGGTTGACCATACTCATTTCTAATAGGGATTACTAGACAATCTGAGTCAAAGCCAAGATTAAATGCTGAGATTGTTTCATCTGAAAATCCTCTTTTATGTAGGTAGTCTTTGACTTTCCTTAGTTGCTTTTCAGAACGCTCAATAACTCGCTTACAATCTTCTTCTACTTTAACTGCTTTTGTCCAATTCTCGTCAGAGTCTAGGTTGATGTTACATTCTTGTGCTAGCTTTTTAATTGCCATTGTTCTTGAAACATCTTCATAGTCACTAACGAATTGTATGATATCCCCTCCGCTTTCACAAGCGAAGCAGAAGTAACTGTTTGTTTGTGGATAAATAACAAGAGGAGTGCCCTCATCACTTCCGTGAATTGGGCATTTCCCTTCGTATAAAGAGCCTTTAGGTCTAATTTCTGTTGTTCTACCAATGTATTCTACAATGTCTATCTTTGTTTTTAGTAGGTTTTCTACGCTCAATCTTTGTCAACTCCTAACAGCTCTTCAATTTCGACACACAAGTCCTTAACGATAGCCACATATACACCTTGACCTAATTCATTTTGCTTTTTAGCTAATGATGCGTAGTCGCAAATCTGTGTAAATCGTTTAAGAATTTCTTGCTTATTATTCATAATACCAACTCCTATAAGTCCATTAAACTTTCAAATGAATAAGGATTGGCTTTCTCAATTTTTTTAATTACTTTATCCCTCGCTTCTTTCCATCTTAATTCTGTCTGATACGCCTTAGCCCTATCTACTATAACCCAAGGTGGAGCTATTTCTTTTGTAGGGAATTCTAATAGAAAGTCATATACGACATTGACTACATCAGGGTCCTGCTTAAAGAAATACCCTCGTGCTTGCCAATAGGCTTGGCTTGGCTTTCCTTTAACAAAGGCTTGTTTATCTGAGCACTTTTTAAGGTATAACGTAACAACTTTCTGTAGTTTTCCAGCATATGTCAATATATCACTCTCCTTTTGCGTATACTTATTATATCTTCTTAATTATCTAGAGTAGCCTATAACTTAACCTTATCAGTGGTGCCCATATATAAAACACCATTACCCGCTGTTAATTTAATTACTGATTCGTCATTAGGGTTTTCTTTCTTATATGTCCTAGCTACATATCCCTGTCTAACTAAATCAATAAGATTTGTGTGTACACTGTTTGGGCTACAGCCACAAGCCTTACACATTTCATTAATGGAGATTGGGGTCATTTTGACCCCTCTTATTAATACTCCATTTTTAGATTTTTCATGGATATAACCATGTAGCAATGAGGCTAATGGTCTAATAGCCCTAGCAACCTCTAACGAGATTACCATGGAGCGTCCTCAGAACCAGAGCCACCGTGTTTTTCTACCCAGTTGATAGCCGCTTGTTTAACATCTGGTTTTTGTGCGTTTTTAGAAAGCCATTCGATGTAATCTAATGGCATTTCAGAGAACCGTTTACCATTATGTTTACCAAACGTGATTAACATATCCTCTTCAACTTCACCTGTTGACTCGTTATTATCATAGCTAGGTTGTTCATATGTTGGCTGTTGAGGTACTTCTTGGTGTTTAACTTTCATACCACCTGCTGGATATTTAAATCCTTCTGGTAATGCCCAATCTGGTAGTTGAGGAACTGTTTTAATTCGACCATAGTCGTCTGTTTCAGCCCATGTATCACCAATACCATATAGGTATCGACCAATACCAAACTGTACAGCCGCACGTTTCATTGCACCAGAAGCACCACCTTTGATAGCTTCGAAGTCTGTTAGGTTGGCTACGTCTGTACGACGAATTGTTTTTACGTAACCATTATCATCTTCAATATGTAATACTAGAGTACAAGCAAAACCTTTGTAATCTGTTTTATTACCTTGTTTATCAAGTTTTGAAGATGTACCCATATCAATAGATGATAGTTCCATATCCCAGTTAGCTGGTCCTACTGCCTGGTCTAAGCGTTCCATAACTGCACGAGCGGTAACATAAGCTAATGCTTGCGTTTTGCCATTTTTCACAAATCGTTGTGGACGCCATTCAATATCATCTGGGTGGAATGGTGCTTGTAATACTTCAAAAACCTCTTTAATTTTTTGTTGGTCCATAATGTCTCCTTGTAATTAATAAAGCCCCAAAAAGGACTGACCTTGTCTATAGTCGTATTATATCATAAGTTTAAAGATTTGTCAAGACTTTTTTCTTGCTAAAATAAAATCTCGTATCATAGTATCTTCCATTTTCATGATATATACCTGACCTTTTTTCAACTCTTCAAACTTAGGTTCAAACATGACTGCTTTTATAGCACCTTTACTAGGTGTATAGATTTCAATGAATGCCATTGGCTTACCTTTTTTAGTTCTATGTGCTTTTGTTTTTGTTACTAATGCAATAACATTTGTATTGCCGTCTACAATACCAGTATCATATTCATTGAATATGTCTGTAAATGTATATCGTAATACGTCATATTCCATTTCGCCATAAGACTGTTCTTCCTCTCCAGAATATTTAAACTCACCTTTAGACTTCCTCTTGTCTTTAAGCCAATCTACATATTCTAGTAATTCCCAACGTGTCTTATTGGTATAATTATCACAAGCACCAGACTTAATAATGTTCTTAAGCATTGTCTTGTTTAAGTGTACATTATTTTCTAAGAATTGTAAAGCGTCATTTGATGGCTCAATCTCAACACTACCAACACCAGCTATAGTGTTAAATCCCATGATAACAGTTCTACCGTCTGTGATACACTCCATTCTACCTTTATATAGGTCTGGTTTAACCACTTTAACTTTTATCTTCTTGCAATGTTCTATAAAGAATATCAACTTATCTCTAGACTGAGTATCTCTAGAAGCCATTTCAATTAATGAAGCCATATACTGCGGTGTATAATGTGCTTTTAAGTACGACGTGTACCACGCAAGAAGCCCATACGCCGCAGAATGCCCCTTGTTAAATCCATAATTAGCAAAAGTGACAATCTCATCGCATATCTCTTGCATAATTGTTTCAGGAATACCATTGGCTACCCCCTTTCTTTTCATATCATCAATCACTGGTTGCATTTCATCAACTATCTTTCTACCAATAATACGTCTAAGATTGTCTGCTTCGCCATATGTATAACCACATAGCTCACGAGCAATCTGTAGAATTTGTTCTTGGTAGAGAATAATGCCTTCTGTATCTTTAAGTATTGGTTCTAGTTTTGGGTGTAGATATGTAACTGGTTCAACGCCTTGTCTTCTACGTTCAAATACTTCAACCATGCCAGAATCTAGTGGTCCTGGTCTATGTAACGCTACTGTGTCGATTAAGTCTTCTACCTTAGTAGTATTAATAGCCTTAATGATATCGGTCATGCCTTTTGATTCTATTTGGAAACAACCTTCTGTAAAGCCAGCTCTTAACATTCTAGATGTGAAATCATCTTCATAAGGAATGTCTGTGATAGATAAGTTATCTTTACCAACTTGTTTTATAGTCCAATCTATAATATCCAAGTTTTTTAAACCTAGAATATCGAGCTTCATAATTCCCTGTTTTTCAAGTAAGTGAAAATCCTGTGCCGCTGAGAATGAATCTTTGCTCTTTTCAATAGCACACCACTTAGAAACATCTTCTGGGAATACTACTACAGCAGAGGCATGGACGCTATATTTTTCAATATGTCCATCAAACTTCTTAGCTAACTCTCTGAGTTTATCATCTTTTACCTCATCTAATGATTGTATCTTAGTCGAGATTTCATCTATATCAGATGGTTCATAGCCTAGTGCCTTACCAGCTCGTTGAATAGATGATTTAGGTTGCATATAGCTAATAGTTCTAATCTGATGAACAGTGCCATACTTTTGTCTAATGTATTCTATGACTTCGCCACGTCGCTCAGAAGACACATCACAATCGATATCTGGCAATGTTACACGTTCTGGATTGGCAAACCGTTCAAATACTAGGTTAAATCTGATTGGGTCTACTTCTGTAATACCCATAAGATATGCTACTAATGAGCCCCCTACAGAACCACGACCAGGACCAATGGGAATATTATTCTTCCTACAGAACTCTAGCATATCATAAATGATACACATATAGTTTGTGTAATGACATTTATCTAATACTTCGAATTCGTGCATAGCCTGTTCTTTGTATTGTTTCCAGTTAGGTTTACTTTGTATACCTAATCTTTTCCAGCCTTCATTACACTTATCTTTTATAAATTTAAGTGGGTCTGGTGTATCGAATTTAGGGAAGTTTTCTCCGCCCATAGGAATCTCAACATTACATTTGTCTATAATGTCAGATACATTTTGGAAGTATTCATCTGTATTAAATTTAAAGAACTCAGCCATTTCAGATTTACTCATCATATGGTAATCACCACTACCATAATATTCGCTATCTTCTGCTAGGCTTAACCATAGTCTATGTGTGCTTGCATCTTCTGGCATTACGTAGTGACTATCGCCAGTAATGATTACAGGAATGTTATATTCCTTTCCCCAGGAAAATACCTTATCATTGTACTCGTATTGCTCTTTAAACTTGTGTGGCTGTACCTCTAAGTAGAAGTCATTACCAAAGATTTTATGTAAATCATAAATCATGTTATCAGGTCTGTCATGACTTAACACGCCTGCAATACATGCTGTACTACAAATCAGACCCTCTTTACATTCATTGAGGATTTCGAAACCTAATCTTGGTTTTCTGTAAAAATGCTCTGAAGCATATGTAGCTATCTTCATAAGGTTACGATAACCAGTTAAATCTTTACATAGAAGAAGTATATGGTACGTTTCGCCACCTTGAACATCTGGTTCTATTGATAGATATCCTTCATATCCTAGTATTGGTTTAATACCTTCTTTATTGCATTTAAGGTAGAACTCCATTAAGCCAGTTGTAGTACCGTGTTCTGTCATCGCTAATGCTGTATAACCTAGTTCTTTTGCTCTTTTTATTTTGTCGTCTATAGTAGCGAATCCATCAAATATTGAAAAATCGCTATGGCTATGTAAGTCACAGAAATTCATTGGCACCTCCTACATATACCTCCATCGATTTGGTCTTTCATAATCTCTTATATCTGGAATACAACTAATCATAAAAATTAGTATTACTCCAAACATAAAGAAAAGACCAGGACAACCTGCACTTGCTACACCACCATTAATCCACCTAACAATATATATAATCTCATAAAGAGATAGGCATCCAATTACCGCAAAGAATATTGTTTTAAATATCATGGTTTAACTCCTTTCAATCCTTCTACTTTTCTGCGTGCAAAAATCATTTGGTCACATAAGTCATGTATATCCATTTCTAGCTCTCCTATTTGTCCTTCTATTGGAGCAATACTAGAGCGTAATACTTTAATCTTTTCTCTTTTGTCCGATATTTCATTAACAATGTCTCTTAGCTCTTTCTCTGCATCGATTAATTTTAGCATCTTTTCTGCATACTTATTCATCTTCATTCTCCTCAAACATATCTGCTTCATATTCCCATTCAAATGATTTAACAATATCAGGGTCTACTGTTGTTCCACATGTCCATATTAACTTATTTGCGTTAATGCACGCAGTAACATACTTAACCTCTGATGTTATTTTAGCCATTGTTTTTACATAAAGATGTAGAATTGTTGTTTTCTTATTTTTTAAATTGAATTTTAAAGTTAACTTATACATCTGTCTTTTTACCTCCTGTTTACTGTATTGTATCATACATCTTTTTATTTGTCAAGTACTTTCTGTTCACTTTGTTCACATAATTACTTCGTCTAAAGACTTCGTAATTAATTTTTGTTTTTATTTATTACTTATGATTTAATTTAGGTAAAAGTAGATTATCTAAATCAGTAATACGTAGCAAACTTGTTTTGCGAGGATTACGTTCACCAAACACTTATTGCCGTATTTGGTTCACTTATTATCAACTGATGTTGATTATCTTTTTTAAAGTAATACAGAAAGTTTCGAGTAGGTCTTTAGACCGTTACGAGAATACGAACCAACTTGTTTGGTGAGTAGTTCTTATTGTTCATTCACTTCGTTCATGAAACACTTCGTGTATTCTTTTTTTAACTAATAATTTATATAATCTAAATTACTCTGATTAGGTATTGCCCCCGTATACACGGGAGCATTCATGTTTAATTGGTACATTATCGAAACTTCATAACTATTGTTAAGGTAGCCCAGGTGTAGCTTTACCTACCACTCAGAAGAGTTTGTTTCGACTGCCATCTACGACGGGACAAAATCTGGGAATGTGCACGACAAAAGGGCGTGCCCAACAGCCCCTATTGAGGAATGGTGAGTCCGCCCCCTGTTATTTTTTAAAGTCGGCTTGCAGTGTCAACGACTATCTCGATATAATACCTCATAGGTATGTTTAGTCTACATGTCAGTCCCTGTCGGCTTCTATATTGGTTTTCAAGACCGTTGTCCGCCCGTACACATTACAGGTCCACCTCTGCTCATATAGAGTGCTATCTTGCTACTAAACAAGACGGCTTTTTAACTTGGTTTACTGGTTTAAATCGTTTACGTTTCTTACAGTATATTTCTTTACCGTTTTCTGTCAATAAACCATGTATACAGTTTTTACAATATGGTTTTCTACGTCCTCTTCTAGTATGTACTATACGTCCACACATTGAGACTCCGAAATTTCTTTTTGCCATTTTTCTTCACCTTTCTTTCAGCACCTTTGCCTTTGTCTGCATTATATCACGACCGTGATAACCTGTCAAGTGCAAATTTGATGAAATTTCGATGAAGTTTTTCTAATGTTTTATATTTTATATTGTATCACACTTTTTTCTGTTTGTCAAGTACTTTTTTATGAAGATTCAATGAAGTTTATTTTGCTTCCTTTATTTTTCTTTAATATACCATAATTTAAAAAATTTGTCAAGTACTTTTTTATGAAAGTTTGATGAAGTTTTAAAACAGGCACAAAAAAAGAGGGGGCGTATTGCCCCCATTAGTTTGTATACATTTTAACTAGGTTGTAGCGTACATAGTATATAGGTTCTTTATCTGTTATATCATACTTAGCACCATATACTAATTTACCATTCTTTTTGTCAATACCAACCTGACTGTGAAATTTGCCAGCACGGAACTCCTCTTGTCCGTAAACATCTAATTCATGACGTTCTGGTACTTTAATATCAAATTCTACTGTAGATTTTTGGTCTAATACAACCTTACCATTTTCAAATTTCTGTGTTTCATTTTGTTGTAAATCAAACTTTTGTTTTTTACCATTAACTTTAACTACTACAGCTGGCTTTTCAATGCTAGCTTCTACATCTGTATCTTCTTGTACATATGTTGGTACATTATTAACATATACCAATTCTTTTTCTTTTGGTACATATGATACGGTAGTCTTGGTATTTAGAGTAGCCTTCTCGTTCATTATTTGCCCCATAGAAGGAGCTTTTACTGGTTGCTCGATAGTTTCCTTATGGAATACTTTCCAACCACCGTACAACGCAAATAAAAGGATTATAGTAGCAAATACGAATACTAACATTCTAATATTAGTCTTTGCATAGTTCTGGGTGATATTTGAAATAAATTGCTTTACCACGGATAATGTCACCTCCATCTCCTTTTTCTTGAGGAATAGAAATCAAATCCCAACGCATGTCAGGGTCATTATCATTAATACCATAACCATCAATGTCAGCCCATTCAGCATGAGTTTTAACGTGGTCGTAATCGATTTCCCAGCCTTTAGCTTTACAGATAGCATTAACAACCATAGCCATTTTATCTACTTGCTCTTGCGTAGGAGGTGCAGAGCCCCATTGGACAGTACCATCTGCCCAAATGCTACCGTCACCCATACAAGAAAGAGAGATACCGATATTACCAGTATTCCTGTGCCAAGTATGGTAACAAAGAACATCAAGATTATCATAATCCGAATAGATAGTACCATCACCAAGAATATTAATATGGTAATGGTCAGAAGTGTTGTCATACCAATTTGCACCCCAATGAAGTGTGATGCTTTGTGCATGACATTGGCTAGCCATATATTCAATGTCATTTAAAGTATATACCATTTAACCTCCTATAAAAACAGAAGGGACCTCTTAGTCGAGGTCCTCTTCAAATTCACTCATATTGTCAAACTTATCAGCGTTCTTAATTCTGTCTGCTTTAGAGCTATATCTCTTAGCCTTTTCAATAGATGAAGAACCTAAGTTTTTCTTAGCGTCAGCAATATTTTTCTTAGTAATATTGTTAGCTTTAAGCTCTTCTACAGTAACAGAACTAGGGTCATTAATGTACTTATAAATCATAGCCTTTTTAGCATTTTTAGATTCTTGTGAATTAATGTAATTGATTTGACTAACATCAGCATCAATCGCATCAAGCACAGGTCTAAAGCCAATACCTTTAAGAATACGTTCTTTAGTACTGTATTCTCGACCTTGAACAGCTTTCTTCCAATCTTGTTTATGACCAGTAGCGGCTTGGTAGTAGTTAGCAAATGCTGGTGATAAATCATGTGCCATAGATAGTAACATACCGTTTGTAGCGTTATCATTTTTAAATGACTCAACAATATTAGCTAAAGTACCAAATGTTGGACCAGCTAAACTATCTGTAGGAATTAAATCACCAATACCAATATTTCTACTGAAGTCAACTCCAAGTGTTGGTGCTGGAGTACCATACATAATAAGCAACGCAAGTTTCTTTTTAGTATCGTCTCCGCCAGCCCATTCCATGAGAGCTTCTTTAACTCTATTGGAAATAGATTTATTACTAACCCATTCAGCAAGTGTATCAGCGGCAGTCATACCAGGAACACCCATTAAACCAGCCATAGCGATATAAGAACCAAAGAAACGAGCGATTTCTTTTTTGTTACCGCCTTTTATAATACTTGTCATAAACTCAAGTTCTTTTACTGGGTATTTCTTAAATTGGAGAATAAGTTTACCTAAAGTACCAAACTTAGTAAATAATTGAGAAGCATCTTTATCAGAATAGTCAAAGTTTGTTTCTCTTACAAAGTCAGAAGCTGCGTGCTCTGCCTCTGTTTGAGATTTACCTTCAGCTATAGCTCTACGATATGCAATAAGAGCCGCTACACGACGTGTGTATTTATCGGTTCTATTGAACATATCCATAGACTTTTCAAATACCTTACCAAGTTTAACTTTGCCTACCTTTAAGTTGTATAAACTTTTTCGGTTTTTCAAAGATTGAGTTTCTAGTGCTGTATCTTCTAAGTTAAGACCGATACGATTAAACATCTTTTGTTCAGAGAATGAAATGTTGGCACCTAATTTACCGTGTGTTGTAGCATCTTTTAATGCTTGTTGGAAATCTTTACCGTAGCCAGCTTTAGTACCAATATTCATTAAAGCACCTAACTGAGCGATAGCGGCTGTTGGTCTGAATAGACCTAACTTAGCAATAGAGACTGCTTCCATGCCTCGGTTCATTAAGTCAGTAGCGAATGTATCGCCGTATTGTTGTTTAATCCAACCGTCACCAACAAGTTCATTGAATGTTCTGTTAATAGCTTTATCAAATGTATTTGGTACACCAGTTACACTAGAGATAAATTTATGTAGAACATCTTCAACGTCTCGTCGAGCACCTTCACCACCGATACCAAATTGTGAAGCATAGTCCGTACCAATCTTATCTCGATATAGTGCAGTAGCTTTATGGTAGAACTCTTGCGAAGGAATGAAGTTTGCTTTATATCTTAGATAGTTTTCCATGTTTTCAAACGTATTAGGGTTAGCACCTTGTGCGTTCATACGTTTGTTATTGTATTTATCTTTTCGTTGGTTACCATATCCGATAAGCAAATGACCAATCATATCTTGTCGTGTGATTACATCACGTCTACGGAATAACTCGTCAAGGTTAGCAAACTTGAGTTCATCTTTAAGTGCTTTTGAATTAATACCTAAATCTTGCTGTTTCTTTTTGTCGTTAATTAAATCCATTAGGCGTTCACGTGTAACGTGTTCTTTTTCGCCGATAAATTCATTAATGATTTTAGATACTTCTGGATATGAATGAGAGATACGAGAGAAGCGTTTTTCTTGTGATTCACGACTTTCGCCTTCATATACAATATCGTCATATGCAGAATCATTAGCTCCATCATATACGTCCATCCCAGCATTATACTCATCGTACTTAGGATTACGTTCAGTAATTACCACACGAGTATCTCCAGTAAGATGTGCGTCTTTAACCCAGTGTTCAGCATCTTTATAAGTGTGGAAAGAAGCTAATTTAGTACGTTGTTCATATTGATTACCATCTTCGTCAATATTATCTTTGACAATATATACACCGTATTTACTATGTAACATAGGGATATGTGCCCACAAGCGTTTAGGCTTGTAGTCTGGGTCAGCACCAGCATTTCTCCACGCTTTAACAGATAATTCAAATACAGTATTGTCTAAGTTTCTCCAAGCATTATATGCATCTATAATTTTATTGTTATAGCCTTTCTTTTGCATAATTTGATTACGCAAAGGCTTAGCTACTTTTTCTGCTTCGTCGAATGTCTCAAATGTTCTTAATGCATCGTCACTAGCGAATACTCGGAAGTTACCGTCTTTATAATCCATAAAGACATTCTTGCCTTGTTTCTTTAATTCGCTATATAAGTTCTTAGCATCAATCTCATCTTTAAATTCTCTGAATACATCGTTATCTTTAATGTTGATATATAGTTCTTTGTCACGCAACATTACGCTTGCTGGCTGTACAAATTCACGACCTAAGTCAGTGACTTCTTTTGCCAACTTATTAAAGCCAGCTACATTTTCTTCTCCTAGATTTGTTTTAATCTTATCAAGGGATTTCAAGAATGATTTTTGTAATTTGTTTTGTTTAACAGCTGCTTCTTCTGCCCAATATACGATAGGTTTCATTTGAGGAATATATTTCTCAATGAATTTAATTGGTGAAGCTAACCATTTTTTAATGTCATAACCAGAGATATTACCTTGCTTTTCGTCACGAGCTTCGAATGTAATGTTATCATTTTTTTTATTAAACTCGCTTACAATGCTATCCCACATCTTAGCCATACGACCCATGCCAGTAGGTTGTTCTACTGCCTCTGTGCCAGCTTGATTATACGTTTGATTAGTATTATCAGTTTGTTTTTTATTTTTAAGAATGTTACTAGCAGTTCTAAACAAGGCACTTGTATGTGCAGGAGATAAATCGTTTTGTAACGTATAAGCCATTGTTTCTTCTAGGTTAATAAGTTTATCAGAATAGATTGCACGTAATAAACTATCACGTTCATCTAATCCAAATTTCTTATCAATTTCACTAGCAGTCCATAAAAGAGGCAATAACTTATTACTTTTATCCTCTACATTCATAATAGGGTCTGTAATAATATCTTCTACAGCATCTTTTAAGCCAACGCTATCTTCAAATAGTGTATCTTCTGTGACACTGTTTAAGCGTTCTTCTGCAAGGTTCCATTCTCGAAGAAGTTTTTCGTCCCCCACTTTGCGTTTGAGCGTGGAATTCTTTCCTTGAACCACGCCTTCAGCTCTGGGATTGTTTTCCACTGCTTTTTCTTGTCCTTGAGACTCTCCCCGTTGACCACTTTCTCCCAAGCTAGAGTGTTCCAATTCTTGACTGTTGCGTTGAATTCCTTCTTCGCCACGTCCATTAAGCACACCTTCGCTACCTGTATTGCTATCTGTAGAGGAGTCATTTCCTGCTTGCTCTTGAGTTGAGCTATCTTCTCTTCCATCTGTGGAAGTTGATTTTTCGGACACTTCATTTGTATCAAGGTTTGCTTGATTGTTGTTTCTGAACTCATTGATTTCTCCCTTAATATAATTAGCCATGTCCACTGCAAACTTAATAGCACCCTCTGGTGATTTTTGATTTGTCAATACGTCACGTAGAGCAGAGTGGATAAGCTCGTGTTGGAAAGAAGTACTAGAAGTGTTAATTCTATCTTCTGGTAAATAAATGGTATCTGTTTTAGGAACATACATTGGTACAGTTCCCTTTTTAGTTACTTGGATTGTGATATCCTTACCATTTTCAAGGTATTCTTTGATATCGTTATAAGCATCGCCAAGTCTATTTTCTAGACCCTTATGCAAAGTAGCTTCTTGTGACTCGTCAGCCAATTTAAACTTATTGTAATTTTTAGATAAAGGAGCATTGAAGTCTTCTTCTGAACCTAATTGATAGATACTATCATCTGGAATACTGCCCTCAGCTTCAACTTCTTCTACACTTGTTGGATAGAATAATGTAGCACCTTCGTCATACTCTGCGGAACTATAGCTTTCGCCAGTTAATTCGGCAAGACGTTTTTTTATGTTCTTTTCCTTAGTAGCCATATCGTAACCTTCGTTACCATTTTTCTCATATGAGTATTTAAGCCACATAGCAAAAGAACCAGTCTCGTTATCAGCTAGGATTGCTTTAATTAAGTCACCACGAGCCTTATAAATATTTACATTTACTTTACCAGACTTACTTTTTGTGCTGTCAGTGATATCAGTAAATGTTAAATAGCTTAGATAGATATCAGATGTAAACTCTGCATATCCATTTTTCTTAACCATATTTTCAGGTTCGCCGATACCAACTTCTTGTAAATATTCGTTGAAACTTTCTTCGTTGTCATTGTTGATTTTGACTTTAAACTTAAATTGACCGTCACCAAGAGGTTTTACACTATCACTTACAACATCGTATACAACTTCTTTACCGTTGTTTTGACGTGCGTCAACTTTAACTTCACGTTTAAATTCTTTCTTTTTACCAGCAAGCTCGCCAGAGAAATATTTCTTAGCAAAGTTGATTAATGTGTCACGTTCTTTAAATTTGAATGGTGTAAGGGCTTTAGTGCCATCAAACATCAATTCGTTACGTCTATTTCTAATTTCATTACCTTCAACACCGAATGATTCTTTTGGGAAAGAACCAGCGATAGCTGATGCTAGGTTTTTAACTAGCATAGGTTTTTCTTTTAAAGCATTTTCTTCACTACCATATGTGTTAATCATATGCTCGTATTCGTGAATAATCATTGCTTTAATATGACGTGCACGTTCGCCTGTTTCAAAGTTAGAGTCAGAGCCAATCTCTTTAGTAATCCAGCGTTTTAAATCACCGTCTAAATTAGAGTTATTACGCAATAAAGATAGCGATAAATATTGTGGGTGAACTACTTCGCCATTTTCATGTTTCTTGAGGAATTCACGTCTACTTTCAACCTTGTTTTTCGGAATAGTAAACTTGTAATTACTTTCCTCAACAAAATGTGTATTACGGAATTTTTCAATTTGACGTTCAATAGACTTAACTTCTGTATTATATTCAGAGTCAGACATTCTTTCTTTAGAAAGACGTGTTCTGAATTTTTCTAATCTATCTTTAAGGATTTGAGCATCACGTTCACGACCTTCGTCAGAGCGGTCACGCTTCGTGATTTCTCCTTTGTCGTTTGTGTTGTATTTTATAATATCGTCTAGGCGTTTGTATTCAGCTTTTTCTTTTTCTGTCGCATTCTCAGAAGCTACATTTAAGATATCTCTAGCTTCTTTAGGGCTAACCTCGCCAAGAGACACAGCCTTTAGCAGCACCTTAATCTCGCTAGCTTTAGCTGCTTTATCTTCCTTCTTAATTGGCTTAACAACCTTTTTAGGAGCCTCAGTTACTTTAACTGGTTCTTCTTTTGTAGTAGATTCTTCTTTAACTTCTGGTTTAGCTTCTTCGTTATTATCGAACAAAGATTCGTTAACTGGAGCTTCTTCAACAGAACGAGCTTTACGAGTTTTCTTTTTAGATGGTTTAGGTTGTTCTTTTACTTCTGCTTCTGGAATATCATCGAATAATGTTTCTTTGATATCTTCACTAGGAGCAGTAGCAATACGTCTACCACGTTTATCAAACATAGGAGCTGGTTTACTTGCGTATGGAGTAGATACCTTATCATTTGTATCTTCTCTTTTTAGTTTTTCTAAACCTAAACCAAGAGCACGCTGTTCACGCTCTTGACGTCTATTGGCTAATTGCTCCTCAGTAAAGTTTGTAACAGCGTTACTACGTTCACCATAAGGAATTTTTTCATTTGGGTCTCGCTCTACTTTTTCTTCTACTTTTGTTTCTACAGCTTTAACTTTTTGAGCTTTTTTAAGTTCTTTGGCTTTGATTTCCTCAGCCATTTCTGGATTTTTGGCAATCTTAGCACTCAATGTATTCTTCTTAAACTTAGGTTTAATATATTGAGGTTTCGCTACTTTAGGAGTTTTTACAGTTTCTACTGGTTCACTCTTAGTAGTTGGTTGATTACCATAAACAGCTTCGTTGATACGATTATAGAGTTTACGGTTTTTGTTTTTAAACTCTTTGTATTTATCGTATCTATAAATAGGTTTACCACGTTTGCCTTGGTCGATAATACTATCAGCAATCATTTCATTGATTTGCTCGATTTTACCAGCATTACGTGGGTCCTTTGTATCATATTTACGTGTTGCTTCTGCATAAGTAGCATTAGCTTTATGAACATCAGCATTTTCCTTGCTTAAATTTTTAAGCTCTGCTTTGTTGTAACCACGGTTATTAATACCATCGTCCATTGATTTAATGTGATTTTTAATTGTAGAGATTTCATCTTTAGAATAATTTCTCTCATTAATACCAGCGTTAGCTAAATATTTATCAATAGTCTTTGGTTTTTTACCAGCTTTGATATCATCTTTACGCTCTTTCATAGCATTATGAATTGCGTAACCAACATCTTCAGCTTTATTTTTACCCATTGTCTTATCGAGGAATGGTTTATTTATAGAGTCAGCGTATCGCTTACCATACTTAGTACGCTTACTTTTAGCGGAGCGTAATTGGTTGGCTTCTATAGCTTCACGCTGATTATGTACTTCTTTATCTTCAATAGCATTAGCTACTGCATTGTAATTAGAGCGGATAGGGTTCTCAGACAACAAATCATTACGTTGTGCATTTGTAAGTTTCAAACCAACGCTGTCTGCACGTCTAACAAGCTCAGAACCAGGAATAGATGTATCTGCTTTAGGAGATTTTGCTTGCAGTGCTTTAACGGTTTCTTTAGATGCCTCGTGTGCCTCTTTAGGAGTTAAGCCGGCATTTACGAAATCTTCCATAAAATCATTAGCTTTTAATGTGCTTGGAGATTTATTTTCGTCGATTTGATTATCCCATAATTCGCTGATTCTAGCAACAGTATCTTGAACAGCTTGGGACTTAGCATCAATCTCGTCATTAGTATATCTATTACGAGCAAATCGTTTACCCATAGTTTCAAATACACTATCAAAGTCACCACGCTCTGGTGTTGCGAATGCATCTGGAGTAACATCACCTAGGTTAGTTACATTTGTTGGCATTGCACCTATAGCAGGTAAATCTTCGATTTCGCTGACTACTGGTTGGCTTATATCACTTGGTTCGCTAATTGGTTGAGCTACTGGTTGTGGGTTTGTATCTATTGTATCAGAAGCTACGTCAGCATTGCTTCTATTAGCAAGATATCCACGAGCAGATTGTACGCCACCAGTAAGACCACCAAGCATTGCGGAACCGATAGCCGCATCATATGCTTGGTCTTTCATGTCTTGAGACCAAGTTGAAGGGTCATAAATATGAGTGTTGGCGTAATCTTCGTTGCCTAATGCTTGTTCTTGGATTTGTGTTTGCCATGCTTCAGTCAAGCCTTCACCAGCGGCACCAATCATGGCATTACCTGCCCAAGCACCTACTGTTTTAGCTAGTACTTTACCACCACCACCAACAGCCATGGCACCAGAGATACCTTTCATACCTCTACCTAACATAGCACGGTCAGATGCGTAGTTAATAACTGCTGGAGCCCAACCTTCAGCTAGAGCTTCATTACTAGCGTCCCAAGCATCTTCGTGACTCATACCGCGACTTAAACCAGTCATGTATGTATCACCAGCATTAGCCCAGTTTTCAATAAGACCACCAGCGGCAATAGCACCAGCTACTTTACCCGCTTTACCAGCATATTGGAGAGCACGAGTGCCTTTATATAAATTGTATAAGCCTTTACCTACACCACTTACAGCACCTACGACAGCACCAGCACCAGTACCAGCACCTGGTACTACAGAACCAATAGCTGCGTCCATAGCGGCAGATGCTGCTACGTCAGCGGCAATACTAGGTACAGAGGAACCAAGAGCGGAAGCAGCTTGGTTTGCACCATACCACATGATGCCATCACTGTCTTGTGTGCCAGTATATGCATTACGAGCGGCAATGTCACCCATTTTATTTGCCGCCCATGTAGCATTGTTGTTTACCCAGTCATAACCATTGTTCTTAGACCAACCAGCAACTTCGCCGAATAAACCGCCCATAGAGCCTGCAAAGCCAGATTGGAAGCTGTCAATTAGACCATCATTTTCATTTGGAACATAGCCAGATTGGTCTAATGCTTGCTTATATTTGTAAGCATTATACTGAGGACCATAGGCGACACGGAAATAGTCATTGCCATATAGTTGACCTAAAGTAGGCATTTAATCACTCCTTCTTCTCGAACAATTTTTGTACTTCTGGATTTACAGAATAATTTAATTTATTACCAGATGCAGATTGTTGCATGTGTCTAATAGCGTATTCATAATCGTTGATTTGGCGACGCAATACTTGTTGTGCATATGGGGTCGCTTGTGCAGAAGATAATTTTAAAGCTACATCTTCCATAGCTCTATTTAAGTTATCAACATCACCTTGAGAGAACTCAGGTTTATCTGATAAATCACTTAGAAGTCCAGACATAGGTTCTATAATTTTATCTACAGATTTATCACTAGATAAAAGACTAGAAGAACCACCGCCAGAACCACCGCTTCTTGCACCAGCTCTAGCTTGTGCTATAGCTAATTGTTGCTCTAGTTTGCTGTTAGTCATTTCACGAGTAAAGTCTCGTTGTAACTGAGCTTGCTGAGCTTTAAATGCCCTTTCATCTGCTAGTTGTTGGTCTTGACGTGCAAACTGAGTAGCCATCTTAGCCATGTCATTTTGACTCATGTATCGACTAGCCATAGGGTCAAGTTTAACACCTAACATATTGCCTAAGCTAGCTAGCATACCAGCATTAGAGCTATTCTTACTATTAGCAATCATTTGTGCTAACTCACCAGCACCAGTAAGCTGGGTTGCTTTATTTTGCATTTTAGCTTGCTCTTGTGCTTGAGCAATAGCTGATTGCATTAGTTGTTTATCGCTTTGGGCATAGAATGGAGCAGCCCATTTACCTCTAGCTGTATGACTAGCTTGGCGTGCTAAAGCACTTCTTAATGCTTCATCACTAGCTGAAGCTACATTTTGTTGAGGGGCATTAAGAATACCCATGACTTTTGCAAAATCAATTTTTTCATTTGGGTCGTCTAGTTGGAACATAGAACGGATATTAATAGGATTCTTACCGTTCGCTTGCGTGTAATTTGTTGCTATAGTATTACTCGTACCGCCGCCAATATTCTTTACATAATTACGAGTCTCTTCAATAGGTATACTATCTGGAGAACCGTCCCAACCATTACTAATCCAAGAGTCTACATTACCAGGACCAGCATTATATGCGGCAAGTGCTTTGGTAATATCACCACCGTATTTTTGTAAATTTTGGGCGAGGTATTTAGCCCCACCCATTGCACTTTCATACGGATTGGTCATGTCATTGATACCAAGTTCGGCGGCTGTTTCTGGCATTGTTTGGAATAACCCAGTAGCACCTGCTTCACTTTGAGCAGATGGATTAAAACCGCTTTCTTGTCTAGCAACCCTAGCCAACAAGTAAGGGTCAAGACCAGTACTATTAGAAGCCTGCATAATAGCGTCTTGTACATTAGGCGATACTTCGCCAAATTGTGTCCAATCCATTATGAACCTCCTAACCTAAAAGACCTGGCATACCTAATTTATATTTGTTGTAATCTTGGTAATCGCTATCATGGAATTTCTTGCCTTGATTAAAGCGGTCAAAGTTACCCCAGTATTCTTGCTGTTTTAACAAACCATCTTGAATTTGTTCACGATTTTCTCGTGTAAGTTTTGGACCATTATAGCCCATAGCACCTAACTTTGCACTTGCTTCATTCCAACCATTTGTATCATCAGCACCAATATTGCCCATAGATTGAACTTGGTTAAATAAACCTTGCATTTTGCCAGCTTGTTCAGAAGCTAGTTCGCTATTAAAGTTTTTAGCTTCCCCACGAGCCATTCTATTATCAGCTAATAGACCTAACCCACCAGCGACCGCATTACCAAACTGGTACCATGGGTCTGATTTTGGGTCATACGGAACGTAAAACATTCAATTCCTCCTCGTTAAAACCTTCTACCACAATACCATTCGCGTAGAATAAATTAGAGCCAGTACATACAAGCTCATACACAGGCACGATACGACCGCCACTAAAGTTTGTAATGTGTTCGAAGCCACTATCTGTAAGGATTTCCATACCTTCGTCTAATTCGTCAATAGCTTTGAGACCATCACGTGTCCATACAGTTTGTGTATGAGTAGTCTCAACTTGGTGGTTGTCAGTAGTGAGAATCATTGTTTCTTGTTCGCCACACTCAACCACTTGAAGTACTTTCTCAATACCGTCTTTAGCTACTACGATATCACCCTCTTGGACTTCGTTGATAGGGATATAACCGTAATCTGTTTCAATAGTAACGTCAGCAGGGAAACAAGCGAGGTATGCACCAACACCCTGCATCAAACCGCCGAAGAAGCCAGTACCATTTTGTGTAACATAACCACGACCATTGTTTAACTGACCAGTAGTTTGAATAGCTTCTGTATTAGATTTATTTTGACCTTGTGCGAGTTGTAAATATTGTTCAGGATTACTGAATGAATATTTATTTGCTTTATGAGCAATTTCCATAGGACTCTGTGCAAATTGATATTTTTGGTCAAGTAATCCGCTTTGCGTCTTGATATCGTCAGTGTAATCCTTAGACATTTGAGCCGCCATATTTTTCTGCATGTCATTTGTAGTAGAGTTAAAGCGAGAGCTATCTACAATGCCTTTTTTAGCCATAGCAGATAATTGTTGCCCCATAGTATTTTCGTAAATACGGTTAAAGTAATCGGTCTTTGCGTCGGCATATGCTTTAGGTAATTTACCAGTAGCTAGTTCAGCCTGTTCTTTTCGCAAACCATCAATGTCATTAACTGTATTCGTATAGATTGATTGCCAATCTGGGTTTACTACATTATCAAGAAGATTAGTACCACGTGTTACTAACTTGTCAATACTAGGCTGGATAGAAGCTAAGTATATTTGTTGTTGACGTAGCAGTTGCTTTTCTTCTTCTGATAAGGGGCGTTCATGATAACTAGAACCACCTTTTTTGCCCATTAATTAACCTCCCTTACGAAGTAATATTGCCATTGTCCACCTAAGAATTTTTTCTCCTTGAGGACACCTTTAGTAAGCCTAGCATATGCTTTTGGGTTATGAGGGGTTATAGTTGCAACCCCTTTTAATCCCAGTCTTTTTGCGTATGCTTCCATTGTTGGAAAGGCTTTATTAAAATCTATGCTAACAGGACCGCACTCTAAATATTCTCCACATACACCATATGTGAAAAATGAGCCGTCCTCAAATATATGAATAAATGGGTACCACTCTAGGTCCCAATCGTCCCAGAAATTACCCATCTTCTTATTGTATTTTTTTATCCACTTGATAATATCTTCGTCAGTTGCCATATAACCTCCTACGAGCCGTATGGGCTACCACCAGAAGAGTTCATTCCTTTTAGAAAATCATCATGTGAAGAAGATGATTTCTTTTTAGCACCAAATCCGCTACCTCTACGGCTAGAGCCAGCAGAGTTTTGTGCAACCATAGATTCACGTTCCATTACAATATCGAAAGAAACAAACTTGAATATGATATTCGTATCTGTTTCAAATTTGAATTGCAACTTGTGGTCACGGATTTGTGTTTTAAATTCTTTTGTCTCGTCGCTAGGCTCCCATGAATGGTGCATTACGACTTTATTAACAGAAATATCTGCGGTACCTTTTACATCAGATAACACATCGACGTATGTTCGGTACACATTCATATCATGAGTATCTCTAATTTCTCCGCTGAGAATTTCCTGATGTATATCCTGACCATTGTCAGTTTTGTTATTCCAGGACAGTTCATAGATTTTACCAATGGTATCAGACTCATTCATTGATACGAGTGTGTGGTATCGATTTTCACAGATTGATGTGATGTTATGCTTAAATGTCCACTTAGTGAATGCCTTAAGCCCATAATGATATACATATACCGTATTTCTACTATCTCCGCTTACTATTAACTGTTTAGTACGACGTAAGTCAGAAATGATAGGGCTGTCAACTCTACGCTTAATGTGTGGGTTACATTTTTCACCGATATCTTTTGGTTCAAAGTTAGCGTATGACATTGATGTAGCGTAGCTTTTAAGTCCAGTTGTAGACATAAATACTACGTCTTTACCTAGGTTTACGCAAGCGTGGCGCGAGATAAAGTCAGATTTACTACCTAGTTGCATAATATTCCAGTCACTAGGCTCATTTTGCACTGTGTAAATCAAACCATTATTTTTAAATACTAATAGGTCTGTGGCAAGTTCAGCTACTCCTATAATGTCGCCACCGTCTTTATAGCCTACGTTTACGTCTTTACGAGCAGAGTCATCATTTGAGTTTTCGTGCCAATCTTCTTCATCACCAATAGCAGAATAGATTAGTAAATCTTGACCAGATTTAGATACAACTACACGACCAGAACGAGAAAATACAATATCTGCATTTGGTGATTGTGCTATTTCTGTCAAGTTTTGATAGTTATATTTTTGTAGTTTACTCCCGCTGGCAATTAATACATTACCGCCGAATTTGGTACAAGTAGGTCGCTCTGCATCGCCGTTCAAAGTACCTATAAGAGTAGGATTCTTACCAAACTCATATCTGTATATTTGTTTGTTTTTTAAGAAGATAAAGAAATCATTCATTTCATAGTCATTGTAAATATAAGTGATAGCAGAATTGAATGAGTAAAGAGGGGTACCAAGACCCCTCCGTGTACGTAACTTATCGCCCTCTATATCAAACTCAAAATTTTCGAGGTTGACGCACTCATTCTCTTTTAGGAATTCTGAAGACTTAGCGACATTCATTCCGCCAGTTAAGTCAACTAACGTAACCGTTTGTACCTTTTGAGTTTTACCAACCTTTTTTGCCATTATAACATACCTGCCGCTTTAGCCTCTGCGATTGTAATAGGTGAACCATCAGAATACATAGCAATACCTAAATAACCATTTTGGTCTTTTTTAAGTTCTTTAATTTTGTTAACAATAGAAGCGTCGGTTTTACTTGTAGAACCTGTTGTGGAAATAATAAATTTCTCACCCAATTTTCCTTCGGTATCAGAATAATGGAATACCAAGTTGCTACCATCAAACTCTAACACAGCACCATTACCGCCTCCATCTAACGCAATAGTCTTAGCGAATACATTTCTTGCGAGCTTAACAGGAATAGCTTCAATGATTGAGCCACTTTTATTCAATGTCAAAATAGCATCAACTATGTTGTAGCCCATTACGGTGTTAAGTTTATCAAAAATTGCTGGTCGAGATTGATATGTCATGAAGCCATTAAAGCGACCATAGAATGTTGCCCCTCTGTTATCAAAGTCTTTCGCACTTACAATTTGTCTTAAATCTTTACTATCAACGTCTGGGTTGAATATATCTTGAACTAACCAGTACACTGTCTTAGTACCATTATTTGGTTTAACAGCTTTATTATCTTTAATTGGCATAGTAACAGTATAATCTCGACCATTAGTGGTATATGTAATATTCACAGAACCATTAGGGTTATCAGCTTCTTGCGGCGTTACACTTAATGCCAGTGTAAAATAACTAACATTTCCACAGTTTTGACCATCAGCTGTTAATTGATAAGACTTATTGGAAGTTATTTGTTTTACACGATTTTTATATTGACCATCTGAAATTCTAACATTCTCAATGTTGTATAAAGAATAAATTGTAACGCTATTATCTATAACAACTTCATGTTTTTCTTTTACTGTACCAATAGCAGATAATCTATTATCGTCGCCTTTTCTAAACACATTATATTGGCTCAAGTTATCCATTAATTTTTTATAATCAGAGCCGCCAATGCCAGCTTGAATAGAATTGATTTCACTAGCAAAGTTGGCAAACCGACCAGAAGAAGAAATGCCTTTAGCACGTATTGCGTTGGCAATAGCCTGTTTGGTATTGTTCAACTCATTAAAAGAAATAATTACACTTTGAATATCCATATAACCTCCTATTGATTTAATTTATCTACGGCTTCTTTAAGAGCCGTTAAATCCGCTTCATATTTAGCTTTAGTAATGAATTGGTCTGCACTAGGTTTTAAGCTATCTATAAACTGTCGTTCAGTTCCTGTATTACCTAGGTCTAGCCATGATTGATAAGCACTCTTGCCATCACTACCTTTAGGACCAACATCGCCTCTATCACCTTTAGGTCCTTTGATATTACCTAATTTAACTCTTGGCATTATTGACCTCCTTCCCAGAAACCAACAACATCTAAAATGTAGCGTTTGTTAGCACCCGCTACACCCCAACCTTTGATATTGCGAGAGTTAGGCTCAACGTAAACGCTATTATTATTGGCGTCAATAGATACTTCCAATAACCGCTTAGGAACAGGGGAATTATTAGGTAATGTACACAATACGCCACCATTACCAGAACCATTACCAGTTACTTTCATATCTAAATGTAATTTACCAAATCCTGTAGCAGGATTAAATTCGAGGTAGCCACGACCATTCCCTGCCGCTCCTGGTTGTGCAACACCCCACACAACATCGTATGTTTTTACTGCACTTGTATTTACAGCATTAGGTGCAACTGCATTACTAGGTGCAAGGTTAGAATATGCAATGTCTACAAACAAATCACCATTTTCAGCTAGTGTAAATGTTAATTCTGGTTGTGTACCATTGTCACCTTTTTCACCTTTAGGACCAGCTGGACCTATATCACCCTTTGGTCCTCGTTCACCAGTTTCGC